CGCGGTCGTCGACCAGCCGCGGGCCGCCCTCGAGGCGACGCTGGTGCATGAGGCGCCGCTGCTGCCGCTGGACTCTCTGCCCGCCGAGGTCCGCAGCCCGGCCCCGTCCGTCTACGCCGGCGAGCAGGCCCGGCCGGTGCCGTACCGGTCCAAGCACCGCAAGGCCGCGTCGCCGTGGTGGCGTGAGGCCCGCGGCGCTGGACTGCTCGCAGCCGTGCTGCTGCTCGTGCTCGCGGTGGTGTCGTGGTGACCGCCGCTACCCGCTCGGACCTGGCCGCCTCACTGATCGACCTCGTCCGCAGGGACCAGCGTCGCAAGTCCCGCCGTAAGGCGTGGGGCAAGGTCGGGAACGCGCTCTTCCAGATGGCCGGACGGTGGCTGTTCGGAGGCCTATGGCTGATGCTCGCCGTCGGCATCGTGCACCACGAGTGGATCGCCGGGTGCCCCACGATCGGCTACTGGTGGGCCGTCCTGCTCGCCGGTCTGCTGCGCATGGCGCTGGCCACGGTTCACCCCGCCGCGAAGGGCGGTGAGGACCGATGACCGCCGACCTGACCGCCGCCGCCAAGAGGCTGGCCGAGAACGCCCGGCCGCGTGACGAACTCCTCGCCGAGCTGGCCGCCGCGAAGCCGTTCCCGTGGCTGGTCGTCGGGCACCTCCCGAACCTCGACGCCGAGCGGATCATCTGCTCCCACCGCTTCGAGGTCGGCGCGATCTGGTGCCGCCGCCGCTGGGAGAACAAGCAGCGCACCCAGGTCGGCCGCACCCACTACACCGTGCGAAAGGCCGAGTCGTGAGCAGCATAAATGCGCTGCACGTCCGTCGCATTCTCGGTCGCTCGAACTGGTCAGCGCCGATCCCGTTCGGTCCGGACGGGTGGGCGTTCAAGGCCCTCGACGGCACCGCGACGGTGATCCTCTCGGTTGCTCCTCACGACGGCGAGGAGTGGGTGCACGGCTCTATCGCGCGCCCGTCGCAGATGCCCACCTATGACGACCTGAAGTTGCTGCATCAGGCCGTGTTCGGTGACGGCTGGGCGTATCAGGTGTTCGCGCCGCCAGCGGATCACGTGAACATCCACGAGAACGCGCTACACCTCTTCGGCCGCCTCGACGGCAAACCCGCCCTGCCTGACTTCACCGAGGGGACGGGCTCGATATGAGGACCCGCGTCTACCGCCCGACCGGCGTGCACGGCTTCGGCCGCTACCGCACCGTCGGCGTCGTCAAGCGGCCGCTGACCCTCGCCACCGCACAAGGCCTCGTCGACAAGTTCCACAACCTCGGCATCCACCTCGCGATCCGCCCCGGCCCGACGGTGCACATCACCGCCATGACGCCGACGACCACCGAGCAGGAAGTGCAGGTGATGGCCGCAGTGTGGCGGGTCACGGACGCCCGGATCGACTGGCACGGGGCGGTGGCGTCGTGCTGAGCTCCGAGCAGGCGCGCGAGTTCGTCGGCCGCGCCGCGTACGTCCGGGTCCACGCCGGTGCGATCGGCCTAGAGCACCACGTCATGGCCGAGGGCAAGGTCATCGGATACTGCCCGGCGCCGTCTTTGGTCATCGAGCACGCCGACGGTTCGCGCTCGCAGTGGTCCACCGACCTGCCGATCGCCGAGGTGGAGTCATGACCCTCGCGTTCAGCAAGGCCACGAAGAAGGCTGCCAAGGGCCGCATCGCCCTCGACGGGCCGTCCGGGTCCGGCAAGACCTACACCGCGCTGACCATCGCCACGACGCTCGGCGAGCGGATCGCCGTCATCGACACCGAGCACGGCAGCGCCTCCAAGTACGCCGACCTGTTCGACTTCGACACCCTCGGCCTGCACAGGTACAGCCCGCAGATCCTCATCGACGCCCTGGCCGCCGCCGGCGAGGGCGGTTACGAGGTCGTCGTCGTCGACTCGCTGTCGCACTTCTGGATGGGCACCGACGGGATGCTCGAGCAGGTCGACAAGGCCGCGAAACGCTCCGGCGGGCACGGGATGTCCGGCTGGAAGGAGATGCGCCCGGTCGAGCGGCAGATGGTCGAGGCGCTGCTTGCCTACCCCGGGCACGTCATCTGCACCCTGCGGGTCAAGACCGACTGGGTCGAGGGTGAGAACGCCCGCGGCAAGCGGGTCATGCAGAAGGTCGGCACGAAGGCCGAGCAGCGTGAGGGCCTGGAGTACGAGTTCGACCTCGTCGCGTCGATGGACCTGTCCAACGAGCTGACCGTGGTCAAGTCCCGCTGCCCGGCACTGTCCGGCGAGATCGTCGCCCGGCCGGGCCGCGACTTCGCCGAGACGTTCAAGTCCTGGCTCGACGACGGCGAGCAGGCGGGGCCGTCCGCCCACGAGCTGCTGATCGCGCAGATCTACGAGGCCACCGACCGGACGGCGCTTGCGGGGATCTGGAAGCAGATTGTCGGCGCGGTGAAGTCCGGGCAGCTCACCGAGTTGCAGGGCGACGGCCTGGCCAGCGCGTGGAAGCAGCGGGCCGCCGAGTTCGCCCCCGACCAGCCCACCGAGGAGACCGCATGAACCGGACCGAACGGCTACAGGAAGTGCTGCGCCTCGAGGGTCTCGCCGCCGCCGCCACCACCCGCGCCAAGTACTACCGCGACGAACTCGCCCTCGAGGCACGCGACGAACTCAAGCGCGAAGGATCCGCGCCGACGTGGCGCATCCCCGATCTGGCAACGATCAGCCTGTCCGTGTCCCGGGAGACGCCCTACGTCCTCGACGAGCACCTGCTCCTGACGTGGTGCAAGCAGCGCCACCCGGATGAGGTGGAGACGGTGGAGCAGGTCCGCGGCGCGTTCCGCGGTCACCTGCTCGCGACTGGCATTCTGTCCGGGGACAGCGTCGCCGAAGCCACCACCGGCGAGGTCATCCCCGGGCTGGGCGTGCGGCCCGGCGGTGTGCCGCAGTCGCTGACGGTCCGCCCCACGCACGCCGCCCGGGTGGTGTTCGCCGCCATGGGCGAGCGCACCCTCGAGGAACTGCTGGCTCCGCCGGCCGAGCCGCAGGGCCACCTGGACATGGCGGACCTGCCGACCGGCGGTGGCTCCGATGCCTGACCTGCCGCGCCTGTTCACCGCTGGGCCCCTCGACGACTGGGACGCCCGCCGCCTCGCCGACGTCGCGAAGGCCATCACCGCGCCGGCACGTGTGCAGATCCTTGCCCTGATCGCCGCCCGGCCTGACATGTGCGCCGGCGAGGTGATGCGGGCGCTGGGCACCCTGACGCAGCCGACGATCTCCCACCACCTCGACGTGCTCACCGAGGCAGGGCTGGTGATCCGCCGCCCGGACGGCCAGTACGTCCGTTACACCGTCGACCGTGACGGCGTCACGGACCTGTCACTCGCGCTCTGGCCGAGGCGGCTCCGGTGACCGCCCCGCTGATCACCTCGCACGTGTGGCGGCCCCCGGTCGGTGCGCAGCTGGCGCAGCAGACGCCGATCCGTGAGCGGCCGTGCGACTACATGAACTGCGGACGGCCCCGCGACGAGCACGCCCATGCGTCGAGACGGCACGAGCGGGTCGCCGTCGATTTGTCCGACCAGGAAACCGACCCCGAACGCGCCCATACCGAGGCGCTGTTCGAGGAGATCTACCGCGAGTGGCCCGACCAGGGCGGCACGCCGTGAGCGCCCAGGACCCGGGTGCCGCGACCGGTCAGACGCCGTACGAGCCGACCCGCTGCACCTGCGGCTGCCTGTCGACCCTGCACAAGCCCAACCCGACCACCGGCGTGCGCGGCGCGTGCTCCAACTCCAACTGCGACTGCCGCCGCTTCACCGAGAAGGAGAGCGACCGTGCCTGAAATCCATCCCGCCTTCCGCGCCGAACTGGACCGCGAGCTGAGCAGCGCCGTCGAAAGCCTGCGGAGCATTGCGGCCGAGCACGACGGCAAGGACCTGATCGAGGCCAACGTCGACCTCACCAACTTCCTGCTCCTCATGGTCCCCGCGGACAAGCTCGCCGCTGCGACCGCCGCTCTGGCCCTGCACCTGCACCGGGGCGGCACCCGATGACCACGTGGCAGCGTTTCTTCAGCCGACTCGTCACCGAGATCGACCGGCAGCCCACCGTGCCGCCCGCCGACATCATCCCCGGCTTCCCCGCCCTGGAGGACACCCCGGAGGCGGCCGAGCTGGAGGACGCCGCCCGCGTCGCCGAGGCTCTGCGCCTGGTCGGGGACGCCCTGGACCGGGAGTCGGAGAGGGCGCGCAAGACCGGCACGCGGAACCGGGACCTGGCGGACCTGGCCCTGGAGGTCCGATCGGCACTGCAGCCGTCGCCGCCGCAGACGCTGCGCGAGGTGCCGCCGGTCGGCATCCGCTACCCGGTGCCGGTCATCCCAGGCGGTGCGTCGTGAGCCACGTCAAGGGCGTCACCGCACGCATCGCCCACGCCTGCGAAAACTGCCACTGGGTGCCATCGCTGCGGGGCACGAAATCAATCCTCCCCGGGCACCGCTACCTGCTGTGGACCGCATTTCCGCGCGATGACGGCTTCGACGCCCTGGAGCGGCCGTTCTCGATCCGGGAATGCGCTACCTGCGCTATCGAACGCGACGACTTCACGGCCACCTCGTTCGGCATCTGCGGCAGCTTCTGCCACGGCGTCAACCCGTGCGTGCTGCCGTTCGAACGCGGGGCCCCGGGGCACGAATGCGTGTGCCGCGAGTGCGCGAAGACTCCAGGTGGCGCGTCGTGAGCGCCACCGGCGAGGACCAGAACTACGTGGACGCCCTGCTGGTCCGGTGCGGGCTCTGCGACCAGCCGCCCGGCAAGGCCTGCGTCAACTCCGTCAGCGGCGAGGGCCCGCGCGATCAGCCGCATGGGAACCGGGTCATCCGTGGCCGCCGCGCGAACCGAGGAGAGTCATGACCGACGAACTGCGCTGCCCGTGCGGCGACTTCCGGCCGGGTGACCCGAGCTACGAGCACTCGGTCCGGCACACCCCTTGGCTGCACCGCAACGACGTGCCCAGCAAGTCCACCTCGGCGCAGCTGCGGGAGGCGCAGACCGCCCTCGCCGCGTCGCAGGCCGACCTGACCCGCGTCGAGAAGGAGCGCGACGAGCTGGGCGCGACCCTCGCGGTTCGGACCGGTCAGCTTAAGGGCTCCCTGGAAATGCTCGACCTCGCCCGGGCCGAGTTGGCGTCCGCGCAGGCCGAACTGGAGCGGCTGCGCGCCGCACGCCAATGGGCCGTCGCCCGCGACGGCGGCCGGTACTGCGAATGCTGCGAGCAGGAAGTCAAACGCGGCCACGCCTACGACGTACAGCCCGGCACCGGCGGGCTCATCCAGCACATCTACTGCCCCGATCGAGGTGCGCCGTGAGCGAGTGGGAGGTCACTCGAGACGAGTTGGTCGAACGACTCATGGCCGGCATGCCGGAATCGTGGGACGACGACGCGGCAGCTGAGTCGATCTGCGTCGACTACGTCCGCGAGATCGAGCGGCGGCTCCTCGCTCTCGGCGGCTCATTGGAGCGCTGCCCCGAGGACGGTGCGCCGTGACCGCCGCCGTGGTGGAGCGCGAGATCCGGCGCGTCCGGGTCGGGAGCACTCTGGTGCCGCTCGGCGTGCTCGCAGGGACCGTCACCGGGCACCCGTTCGTCCCCGACGACTGGTCCGGCACGTCCTGCCAGCTCTGCTTCGGCTGGTACGACGACAACCGCCACCTCGGCCGCCGCCCGGCGGTGTGGTCGTGATCGAGGTGACCGACGAGATGGTGACGGCGTGGCGCGACGGCATGACCGCCGCTGCCGCTGAGGCAGTGAGGAAGGACGCGCCACTGACCGCGACCCGGGACATCGCTCGCGCAGGCCTGGCCGCCGTCCTCGCCCTCGTCGAGCGGGACTACGACGTCGCCGAGCGCGTACAGACGCGCTGCGGCGCAGGCGGGCCGCGGTGGGCGCACTGCCAGCGCGGACCGGAGCACCCCGGCCAGCACGCGCATTCGGGGCCGGACGGGGTGGTGAAGTGGTGAACCTGCTCTTCGAGGCCGTCTGGATGACCGCCCGCGCCCCGTGGTGGCTCGGCTGGGCGCTCATGGGCGGCGGCGTGTTCTCCCTCGGCCTGATCGTCGGGATGAGGCTGCGGTGAGGACATACGACGAGATCAGCGCCGACGCCGAAAAGCGGAGCCCGTTCAGCAACGGCACCGAGTACGAGATGTGGGCCGGACGCGGCCGGGGCTGCTACGACTGCGCCAACGACGACCCGGAGGCCGAGAAGTTCTGCCCGATCCTCAGCGCCGCACTGCTCGGCGTCTGGCCGAAGGAATGGCTGCGCGAGCAGCATGAATGGACGATCGGCGACAAGTCCGGCAGCTTCGAGCGGGTCGGCGAATGCACCGAGTTCGACCGCCGCCCCGACGACGACGGAGGCGGCGGCGGCGACGAGCCCGAGCCGGACCCCGGCCCGCCGCCGGTCATCGAAGGCCAGATCGACATGTTCGAGGTCTTCGCCGACCACATCGCCGACGAGGCCGCCGCACGCCGACCCGTGCAGGCGCTCCGGTGAAGCCCCGCCACGGCTACCGCCTCACCGCCAAGCAACGGGCCAACGCCGACCGGTGCGGCATGCCGGTCACCGAATACCTGGACCTGCCCAGGCCGGAACGCAAACGCCGGCTGAAGGCCGCGCGCGAGCAAGGAGGCGACCATGGCTGACCGCTACCCGTACCGCCTTATCCGGCACGGTGACCGGTCCACCACGGTCACGCCCGAGCCGGGCTGGTCCAGTCAGTGCACGCACCCGATGTGCCCGGGCCACTGGCGCACGGGGCTCGACAGCAAGGCGACGGCTGAGCGCGTCTACGCCGATCACCGCTGCGCGAACGGGGGCAAGCCGTGAAGGCCCGCGTCGCACACCCGTTCGTGCCCGACCCCGACCTGCCGCCGGACATGACCGGCCGGCGGGTGTGCCGGTGCGGGCTGGTCGGGGAGCCCGGGGACGCCCACCACGACACCGCCGAGCTGGACGCCGAACAGGCCGAGGCGCGGCGGTGGGCCGGAGAACGGGAGGACTAATGCGGCCGCTCTGCTCGCCCTGCCACGCCGCCCGAGTGGCGTGGCTCGACTATCGCCTGCCGCCGGTGCTCGGTTTCCAGCACGGATCCGGTGCGCCCTACGACACCTCGCCCGCCGGAATCCGGGACCGGCAGCGTTCGCGGTTCGAGGAGTGGCGCTCGACGGTCAAGTTCCAGATGGACCTGATCGCCGATGCCTGCCGAGCTGCGGGGCACGTCGAAGGGGTGCCAGCTGCACGGGTCATCCAGCTCGACCTCTTCGAGGCGCTGGACCGACTGGAGGAGGTCGCCTGACACCGGGGCCGGAATGCGTCACGAAATAGCGGCCCGGCCGCACCGATATCCGCACCGAATAGCGCGAGGTAATTGTGATCCACAAGGCAGGGGAATCCGGCGCGTCGCGCATTTCCATGCGGCGTGAGCTGGGAGAATGGGTTCGGCCGAATGGGGGCTCTGACCTCCCCATCCGACCTAAGCCCCTATCCGCGCTAGCCGGAAGGAGGCCTGGCCCTATGCTGCCACGGCCTACCCCTCTGTCGCATGCCCGCAACGCGGTGCGTCTTCTCGCCACCCTGGCGGGTGGTTGATGGGCACCGATAGCGAGGACTATGGCGTGCCACTCGGCACGTGGTACCGCCTGGTGCGCCGTGCCCGCATCGGCGACGCCAGGAAGAAGTCCGCCGCGCTGGTCATCGCGTCGTACGCGGCCACCGACGGCACGAGCGTCAAGTGCGGCATCGCCCGCCTGGCCGTCGACTGCGAGATGGGCTACAGCACCGCCCGCCGCTACCTCGCCTGGCTGCGCGAGGTCGGCCTGATCGAGCTGGTGCGGGTCGGTAACCGCAAGGCCAAGCGCGCCGACGAGTACCGGCTGACCATCGGGCCAGACACCGAGAAGGCCCTGAACGTCCTCGACGAGGGCGAGTACCGGGATCTTGTCGACGGCATGAAGGCCACCAACCGCGTCGGCGAGAAGGGTCGCCGTCTGCGCTCAGACAAGGTGAGCGCAGAAACCAGCGATGCCGATACGGACGACGCCCGCCTATCTGCGCTCACCCCTGAAGTGAGCGCAGATCCTAGGGATTCCGACGGGTTCGACGACGACCCTTCTGCGCTCACGCAAAGAAGTGAGCGCAGAAGCGGCTATCTGCGCTCACCCATGAGTGAGCCCCCACCTCTCAGTAAAAGATCACCTCCCACTGGGGGCGCGCCGCCCCCAGGCCCCCGACGGCCCGAACCCCCTCCTTCGTCGGGTGCCCGGATCGAAGCGAAACAGGAAATCTCAGCGACCCCTCACCCGGCCCAAGACCTACAGCGCAACTCACTCCCGCACACGCGCGGACCGAGCGGCGTCCTCGTCGATTTCTTCACGCGGGAGGCGATGTGACCGACCACTGGCTCGACGAGCCCAGCCCCTACCTCGACCGCGACGACCCGCGCTGCCGCATCCACTCGTCCGAGCTGGGCACCAACTGCCGTCTCTGCCGTAGCGAAGCCATCGCCGACCCGGACCGCGAGCCCGAGAACTCGCCCGCCGCCGAGTTCCGCGACCGCCCGGCCCGCCTCGCCCCCGTCATCCCGATCAAGTCCCGGAGGAACCCGTGATCCCCCTGCCCGCCGATCGCGAGATCGGACCCACCCTGCGCCAGCTCCGGCTCGGCGCCGGGCTCACCATCCGCCAACTCGCCCGCCGCGCCCACATCTCGCCCAACGGCGTCCATAAGCGCGAGGCCAGCCGCGCCGGGTACCTGGCCATGCTCGCCCAGCACGTCGGCGTCCTCGGCTACACCGTCGCGCTCATCCCGCACCGGGATGCCGACACCCGCGACACCGGAACGGGGTGGCCGGCGTGATCCGCCTGGCCCGAGCCGACGCGGCGGCCTACGCCATCGCCGCCATGCGCATGAACGCCCGACGCACCAGGCGCAGCGTTGCTGACGCCGTCGACATGAGCGAGCAGCAGTACGGGCGGTACGAACTCGGCGGCCGCACACCCGGCGTGGCCAACCTGATCCGCATCGCCGACGCCCTCGGCTACGACCTGGCCCTCATCCCCCGGGAGGACGCGTGAGCACCGACCCCGCCTTCGTGGCCCGCCTTGACCGCGTCCAGGCCGGAGCGGCAGACGACCTGGGCAAGCTGATCGACGGCTTCCGCAGGCTGCGCGGCGCCCCTGACGCTGCCAGCCGTGAGGTCGACCTCGCACTGGTCGCCGCCTTCGTCCAGAAGACCTGGACACCCTCACGCATGGCGTTCGCCCTCGCTGCCGCCGTCGACCGACTCACCCGGGAGGGCCGCGAGGAGCGCGAGGCGCGGCGCAAGCCCACCGACTGCCCCAGGTGCGGCGCGGACGCCCCGACCGGCCGGTACGGCGTGTGCGAGCCCTGCGCCGACGCCGAAGGCTGGGCCGAACGGCGCTGCATCTGCAACGACCCGCCGCCCACCGTCGACAAGCCGAAGAACGGCACCGCCAGCCGCCCGCCGGGCTGGGCCTGCCCACGCCACGGCGAGGTGATCTGACGTGTCCCCCGTTATCCGCTTGCTGCTCATCGCCGTGTACCTGCTGTGCATGGCAGGGGCGATCCTCGCCATCGGCCAGTGGGCGATGGCATGACAGCCGAGCCGTGCGCCATCGACGGCAGGCCCACGCTCGACGGGTGGGTCTGCCAGCACTGCGCTGACCGGGCCGCCGGCCACCTCGCCGCGATCGTCGACCTGGCCGACGACGCCCGGGCCGTCGCCCGCGGCGAGGTGCGGCGCGGTGGTGGCGGTGGTGGCGGCAAACCCGGCTCACGGCCACCGCTGAACGACGGCGCCACCGATGTGGTCGACGCCGTGCAGAACGCGCTGACGACGCTGGCCCGGGACATCGCCGAGACGCGAGGCCTTCAGCGCCCCTCTGCGCCTCTGGGCGTCCGCATGCTCCCCGACCCCCTCGTCCGGGCCGCAGAGGAGCTGAGCGTCAGCCTGGAGTGGCTGCGGCATGCCGTTGATGATCAGGGCGAGGCGTACGCCGTGCACGCCTTCGAGGAGATCTCCAGGTGTACGACCCGGCTGCGAGGCATGGTCAATGGCCGCGAGCCCGGCCGCTACGCCGGGCCCTGCGGCTACGTCGACGAGGGCGGCGAGCTGTGCGGTGAGGACGTCGAAGCCCGGCCCGGCTCGAACTACGCCACCTGCCGGGCGTGCGGCAGCCGGTACGACGTCGAAGAGCGCCAGGCGTGGATGCGCGGCGAGATCGAGGACCACCTCGCCCGGCCCGTCGAGATCGCCAGCGTGCTGATGCGGCTCGGCTTCCCGATCGGCTACTCGACCATCGCCGCGTACGCCAGCAAGGGCCAACTGGTGCCACACGGACACGACCAGAAAGAGCGCCCGCTGTACCGCATCGGCGACGTTCTGGATCTTAGAATGGCAGCAACGAAGACGCCCCGGCGACGGCTGCAACCGCCCCGGGACATGGCCAACCCTGCAGGAGGCTGACCAGTGGAGATTACCGTCCGATGCGGCTGCACGCGCACCATGCGACCCGACACGTTCGCGGGACCCGGTAGCTACCGATGCGGGTGCGGAGCCCGCGTAGCGCTGTCCGGGCTGCCCGACAATGACGCCCGCCGCTGCCCGATTCGGGTCGACAAGCGCACATGCCGTGGAGCCAAACTGCCCGACGCCATGGCCTGTCGACCGTGCACCATCCTCATCGCCAAGCTGGCCTTGGCCAACCCAGCCGTGGCCTGCCAGCTCGGCACCGACCAGGGGGCCGTCGAGTTCAGCCTGGCCCGCCAGGCAGAGACCGAGCGCCTACTGGCCATGGACCTGACGCGAGTCGATCGGCGGCCCGACGCGCCGAAGTGCGGGGTGGTCTACTACGCCGAGCTGCGACCCGGCATCGTGAAGATCGGCACCACGCTCAACCTGGTCGCCCGGATGAACGGGCTGCACATCCCGCCCGCCTCGGTCATCGCCGCCGAGCCGGGCACGTACGACGTCGAGAAGACTCGGCACCGCCAGTTCGCAGACCAGCGCATTGGACAACGCGAAGACTTCCGGGTCGACGAGGTCCTGCGGGCGCACGTCGAAGCCGTCGCCGCCGAGCACGGCAACCCGTACGAACTGGCGGCGCGACTCGCCGATCAGACCTCGGGGCTTGCGTCAAGAGCATCTCAGAGCTAGTTTGTGCCAAGGTCGACTCAGCCTCGACCAGCCCAGACAACGACCCAGCCCCCGCCCACGGCGGGGGCTTCGTCGTACCCAGACCCGGGGACGGGAACGCAGGGGGAACGGCAGGGCGGGCAGGTCCGACACAGCCGGCCCGCCCTGACGCCCTGGCACGAGGCGGTGACCATGCACATCCCCGTCCGCTACCTGCGTCGCTTCCACGCCGTCATGACCCTGGCCTGGCTGGCCCTCGCCATACCCTCACTGCTCTGGTGGAAAGACTCCATCCTGTGGATCATCCTGCTCAGCGTGTGGGCGAATTTCGCGTCGCATTTCGGTGCATGGCAATCAGCACGGGCAGAAGACGCAGCGAGCTGACCATGGCCCGCATGCGCGTGTGCTCACAACCCGGATGTCCCGAGCTCAGCACCCAGCGCAGATGCGACGAGCACCGAGCCCAGGCCGAGCGAGCACGAGGCAGCAGACAGGCCAGAGGCTACGACGCAGAGCACGACAGGCTGCGTGCCAGGTGGGCACCCAAGGTCCAGCTCGGTGGTGTGCACTGCCACGCTGCCCGGTGCCTGATGCCGGCACGGTTGATCCTGCTCGGCCAGGCATGGGATCTGGGCCACACGCCAGACCGCACAGCATGGACAGGGCCAGAGCACAGCGTGTGTAACCGCAGTGCAGGTGGACGAGCAGCACACACGAGGAGCCGAGCATGATCACTCCGCACGTGGTGCGTAGCTCCATCACCGCATGCCAAGCCATGGCACAGGGCGACCCTGAGGCATGGCACGGCTTCATTGACCAAGCCCGAGCCGACGTGCTCAAGGCCATCGCAGGGGGACATCCAGACCCCGAAGGCCTCGCCGCCGCAGTACTCGAAGCAGACGCGATCCCCACTGCCTGGCACGCCTGCGCCTGACGTCACCCAGCGTGACAAGGGGTGGGGGGTGACCCCCTCAGCCCGGGGAGCCAGGGACCGCCGGGGAGGGCTCCCGCTGGTCCGCAGGGTCAAAGTGCACGGAACGACTACGGACTGTCACGCGACGTGATGGCCACCCGCTGCCGCGCGATGCGGCTGAGGAGTGATTGACGATGCCAAGTGGTGGACACGCAAACTCTGGCCCCGCGCCGGACCCGAATTCCCTGAAGACCGCCAAGCGCGGCCTGACCTTCACCGCCCTGCCGGCCGCCGGCTACGACGGCGAAATCCCCCCGTTCCCGCTGCCGGCCGTCCCGGTGTACGACGTCTGGTTCGAGGACAAGAAGCGCGTCAAGGAGTTCGACGAAGAGGCCACCGAGGCCCGTCACGACCGCGAGCTGGTGCTCTGGGAGTGGGCCTGGCGCACCCCACAGGCCGCCGCCTGGGCGAAGGAGCCGTGGCGGCAGAACTCCGTCGCGCTGTGGGTCCGCACCGCCGCGATCTGCGAGTCCGGTGACGCGACCGCGGCCGACAAGAACTCACTCCACCGCTTCGCCGACCAAATCGGGCTCACGCCGGCCGGCCTGGCGTACAACGGCTGGAAGATCGCCGCCGACCAGCTGGCCGAGAAGCGCGCCGAGAAGGCGCCAACGTCGGCACCGAGCGCCCGCGACCGGATGAAGGCGCTTCGTGGCGCCGCCGGCCAGTAGGCCGTCGCTCGGGACGCTCGTTTCCTGCTGGATCGAGGCGCACTGCGTCATCCCGGACCGGGACGATCGCGGCAAGCAGTTCCGGCTTTACGACGAGCAGCTGCGCTTCTTCGACGGCCACTACGAGCTGAAGCCGGCCGCCGAGATTGGCCAGCTGGCACCCGCCTTTCGGTACCGCCGCTCGCTGCTGGTGCGCCCGCAGAAGTGGGGCAAAGGTCCGCTCACGGCCGCGCAAATCTGCGCGGAGGGTGTCGGTCCGGTTCTATTCGCGGGCTGGGCAGTCGGTGGCGAGGTCTACGACTGCCGCGACCACGGCTGCGGCTGCGGATTCGTCTACGAGTACGAGCCGGGCGAGCCGATGGGCCGGCCCTGGCCGACACCGCTGATCCAGGTCACCGCGCTCTCGGAGGAGCAGACCGGCAACATCTACGACGCATTGCGGCCGATGATCGAGTACGGGCCACTCGCCGAGATCATCCCGCGCACCGGCGAGGAGTTCATCCGTCTGCCGGGCGGCGGGATGATCAGCACGGTGACGAGCTCGGCGCAGTCCCGCCTCGGTCAGCGCATCACGTTCGCCGCGCAGGACGAGGTCGGCCTATGGAGCGCCGTCAACAAGATGCTCAAGGTGGCCGACACGCAGTACCGCGGCCTCGCGGGCATGGGCGGCCGCGCCGGCCTGACGACGAACGGCTGGGATCCGGCCGAGGCGTCCGTGGCGCAGTTGCAGTACGAGTCGCCGGCCGAGGACATCCTGCGCGACTTCGTGCAGGCGCCGGGAAACCTGTCGTATGGCAACAAGGTCGAGCGCCGGCGGATTCACCGGATCGTCTACGGCGACTCGCTGAAGTCCCGCGGCGGGCACATCGACCTCGACTCGATCGAGGCCGAGGCCGCCGACCTGGCGGCCCGCGACATCAGCCAGGCGCAGCGATTCTTCGGCAACATGATCGTCTACGGCGCCGGTTCGTGGCTCGACGGTGACCTGTGGGACGCCCGGGCGCGTCCGCGGGACGTTCCGGCCGGAACTGCGGTGGTCGGTGGTTTCGACGGCTCCGACACCGACGACTGGACGGCCATCCGGCTGCAGACCGAGGACGGCTACCAGTTCACCCCGCGGTACGGCCCCGACCGGCGCCCGTGCATCTGGAACCCGGCCGAGCACGGCGGGCAGGTGCCACGACTCGAGGTCGCCGCGGCCGTCGAGGAGATCTTCGAGACGTTCCTGGTCGGCCGGTTCTACTACGACCCGCCAGGCTGGAAGTCCGAGGGTCAGGACTGGGAAGCCCGGTACGGCGAGAAGGTCGTCATCCGCTGGGAGACCTACCGGCTGACGCAGATGCACGCCGCGGCGGTGCGGTTGCACACCGACGTGGTCAAGGCCGACACCGGCTTTACGCACGACGGTGACGCGCAGATCGCGGTCATGATCCGTAACACCCGCAAGCTGGCCCGGCCGGGGATGCGGTACGTGCTCGGCAAGCCGTCGCAGCAGCAGAAGATCGACGGCACCGTCTCGTCGATCCTCGCCAACGAGGCTGCGGGCGACGTCACCGCCGCCGGGGTGTGGCCGAGGCCGCGAGTGCGCCGCAAGGTCATCGTGATGAGTTGAAGGGAGCACCCCCCGTGGCGCTGCCCGCAGACTCGGACCCGATCGCCTGGGTGAACCACCTGGCCCGGGTGCACGACGGTGACCTGCCGCTGCTGAAGGAGTACGACAGCCTGTTCAAGGGCACCGCCCGGCTGAACTACATGCACCCGGACGTGCTGCGCGAGGTCGAGGACCGCATCAGGTGCGTGGCGCTGGGCTGGCCGATGCTGGCGGTCGAGCCCCTCGAGGAGCGCCTCGACGTCCTGGCCTTCCGGTACCCGGAGGACGGCAAGCCCGACCCGGACGCAGCGCCGGAGGAACTCGCGTCGTTCGCCGGCGACGAGAACCTGCAGCAGGTGTGGCAGGACAACGACCTCGACGAGGAATCCCAGATGGGGCACCTCGACGCGCTGGTCATGAAACGCGCCTACGCCACCGTCGGCGTCAACGAGGCCGACGCGGATGTGCCGCTGGTGACGGTCGAGTCGCCGCTGGAGATGTTCGCCCTGATCGACCCGCGTACGCGGGAGGTGCGGGCGGCGCTGCGCCGGTGGACCGACGACTACGACTTCGCCACCCAGCAGCAGAGCCAATACGCGACGCTGTACCTGCCGAACTCGACGAGCTGGTTCGACCGCGGCCCGAACGGCTGGCGCGAGACCGGCCGGGACACGCACCGGGTCGGTAAGCCGCTCGTGGCCGCCCTGACGAACCGTGGCCGGCTCGCCGCCCGGTACGGGCAGTCGGAGCTGACGCCGGCATTGCTGTCGCTGTCCGACGCGGCGAACAAGATCGCGACGGACATGATGGTCGGCGCCGAGTTCCACATGATGCCGCTGCGGGCGATCTTCGGCGTGGGCCCGGAGGACTTCGAGGACGAGCACGGCAACAAGCAGTCCAAGCTACAGATCCTCATGGGCCGACTGCTGGCCGTGCCCGGCGGCGGCCCGGGCGAGCCGCCGGTGACGGCGCACGAGTTCACCTCGAGCTCGCTGACGAACTTCCACGACACCATGAACCAGCTCGCCCGGCACGCGTCCGGCCTGATCGGCGTCGACCCGTCGGTACTGGGCATGGCCACCGGCGACAACCCGGCCAGCGCGGAGGCCCTGAAGTCCCGCGAGGTCCGACTGATCAAGAAGGCGGAGCGGCGGCAGAAGGCCTTCGGCGGCGGCTGGGAACGGGCGATGCGCCTGGTCCGGCGGCTGCAGGAGGGCGACTGGGACCCGGCCGCGAAGCGCCTCGAGGCCGTGTGGCGTGACGCGGCGACGCCGACCCGGGCGCAGGCCGCGGACGCCGCAACGAAGCTGGTCACGTCGATGATCATCCCGAAGCAGCAGGCCCGCGAGGATCTCGGCTATACGCCGGGTCAGCAGCGCCGTATGGCGGCCTTCGACCAGGCGAACGCGGCGCTCGACCCGCTCGGCCAGTTGACCCAGGCCGCCGGGCGCGGACTGCCCGAGCAGGTTCCCGGGGTGCCCGGCGACCCGGGTGTTCCGCAGCCCGTCGAGGGGTAGGCCGTGGCGGTCGAGCCGATCGCCGCGCAGCACGCCGAGCGCCAGGTGATCCTGGCCAGGCGGACCGCGACGGAACTGGGCCGGCTGTGGCAGCTGGTCGACCGGAACCGGATCGCCGCGTCGTGGGGTGCGCTGCTGCCGCAGGCCCTGGCGGTGCTCGGCACCTCACAGGCGACCGCGGCCGCGTCGGCCGGCACCTATGTCGACGACGCCCTCGAGGCGCAGGGCACCGCGGCGGCACCGGCGGGCCGGGTCGCTCCGGAGATGTTCGCCGGGATCGCATCAGACGGCCGGCCGCTGGCGTCGCTGCTGCTGCAGCCGGCGCTGACGACGCTGGACCAGATCAAACAGGGCGCGAGCCCGGCCCGGGCTCTGTCGGCGGGCCGGTTCACCCTGGACCTGATCAGCCGCACGCAGGTGGCCGACGCCGGCCGCGTCGCGGTGGGAACGGCGATCGCCGCTCGGCCGGACGTCGGCGGCTACGTGCGGATGATCGTCGGCAAGACGTGCTCGCGGTGCCTGATCCTCGCCGGCCGGCGCTACCGCTGGAACCAGGGCTTTCAGCGTCACCCCCGCTGCGACTGCAGGCACATCCCGGTCGCTGAGGCGGTACCCGACGACGTGACGGTCAACCCGAGGGCCTACTTCGACTCGCTGTCCGGCGACGAGCAGGACGACCTGCTCGGCCACGCCGGCGCGCAGGCAGTACGTGAGGGCGCTGACATCGCGAAGGTCGTCAACGCGCGCCGCGGCATGCAGACCGCCACCGATGGGCGGCTCTACACCACGGAGGCCGCCGGCAGACGGCCGCGACTCATGCCTGAACAGATCTTCCGGGAGGCCGACGGTTCTCGCGATGAGGCCGTCAGGTTGCTCCGGCTGCACGGATACATCCGCTGACCTGGCGCGATGCCGGTCGACACACGAAGAGGTCGCGATGACCCAGCCCGCCCCCGTCCCTACGCCGCCGCCGGGCGACCCGGCTCCGGTCCCGACACCGTCGCCCAGCCCGGCTCCCGCCGACCCGGCACCGACCGACGACAAGCCGCTGGGCCCCGCCGGCGAGAAGGCCCTGGCCACCGAGCGCGAGGCCCGCAAGGCCCTCGAGCGGCAGATCGCCGAACTCGCCCCGCTGAAGCAGCTCGCCGACGTCATCAACGGCGGCCAGAAGCCGAAGGACGGCAAGTCCGAGGCTGACCTGCTCAACGAGCGGTTCGACACCTACGAGAAGCAGCTGGCCGAGGAACGCAGCGCCCGCTGGCGGGCTGAGATCGCCGCCGAGAAGGGCCTGTCGGCGCAGCAGGCGGCCCGGCTCAACGGCACCACCCGTGACGAACTCCTCGCCGACGCCGACGAACTGCTGACGCTGTTCCCGGCCGCGGCGACCGGCCCACGCAACCCGGCGCCGGACCCGTCGCAGGGCGCCCGCGGCGGCCAGCCGGGACCGGATCTGCAGGCACAGATCGACGAAGCACGGAGCAAGGGCGACATTCTGCGGGCGATCGCTCTGGAGCGCTCGAAGCTCCAGGCCATTCCACGACCCACCTAGACCGAAGGGCCGGCGCGGGCCGTGCCCCGGAACCACTGAAGGGAGCCGTCAGCCATGGCTGGCATTTCCGCGCTCGGCACCACCTATAACCTGCCCAATTACACGGGCCTGCTGTTCGGGCTCACCCCGGCCGATACGCCGTTCTTCTCGGCGATCGGCGGCCTGTCCGGCGGCAAGCAGACCACCGACACCGAGTTCGAGTGGGGCACCTACGACCTGCGTTCCGCCGGGCAGAACGTCGCCCTCGAGGGCCAGGACGCGCCGACCCCGCAGGAGCGGGTCCGTGGGACGGCGAAGAACGTCCTGCAGATCCACCAGGAAGCGGTGGCGGTCTCGTACACCAAGCAGGCCGCGACCGCCCGTCTCGGTGGTCTGGCCAGCCAGGGCACCGCGAATGCGGTGACCAATGAGTTGGACTGGCAGACCAGGGTGATGCTGACCCAGATGGTGCGCGACATCAACTGGTCGTTCATCAACGGCACGTACCAGCTGCCGGTCGACAACACCACCGCCCGCAAGACCCGGGGCCTGCTCGCGGCGATCACCTCGAACGTCACCAACGCTGGCGGTGCGGGCACGACCGGTGCCGCCGCCGCGGCGACCGACATCATCACCGCCACCGCGCACGGCCTGGTCGCCGGCGACACGGTCCGCTTCAACTCGGTCGGCACCGCCACGCCGCTGACCACCACCGACGTGTACTACGTCATCTCGACGAACCTGGCCGCGAACACCTACTCGGTGTCGTTGACCAAGGGCGGCACCATCGTCAACATCACCGTCGACGGCACCGTGAACTGGAACAAGGGCACCGCCCTGACGAAGGCGATCATCGACACGACCGCGCAGCTCGCGTACGACAACGGCGGCCTGACCGGCGGCATGCCGACGATGCTGGTCGGCTCGGCGCAGAAGCTGCGGATCACCGCGGCGTACACCGCGGCCGGGTACGTCACCAAAGAGATGCAGGGCAATGTCGGCGGCGTCGTGGTCGACCAGATCCAGACCGACTTCGGCCCGATGGGCATCATGCTCGACCGGGCGATGCCGCAGGACACGATCGCGATCGTGACGATGGGCGGACTCGCCCCGGTGTTTCTCGAGGTGCCCGGCAAGGGCCACTTCTTCGAGGAGCCCCTGGCGAAGGTCGGTGCGTCCGAGCGCAACCAGCTGTACGGCGAGGTCGGCCTGGCCTACGACAACCAGCTCACCCACGCCAAGATCACCGGCCTCGCGGCCTGAGAGGGATGACCAGCATGAGCGACGAGAACAAGAGCACCGACGAGCTGGTCGTCAAGGCCGGTTCCGTGACCGTCAAGCGGCAGGTCGGCGCGGGCATGGCCTACGTCGATGTGGCGCAGGGCGCGCCGGTCGGCGACCTCGACGACGAGACCCGCGAGCGCCTGCTGGCGTCCGGGGCGATCGGCAAGTCCGACGACGCCGCGTACGCGGTCGCGGCCCGGCCGGTGCCGGGCGAGGTCGAGCCGGACGAGATCGACAAGGACATCATCCCGGCCGGTTCGGTCGAGCAGATCCTCGGTTGGGTCGGCGACGACCTGGCCCGCGCCCGCGTGGCGCGGGAGATGGAAGAGGCGAAGGGGCCGAAGGCCCGCGCCACCCTGCTGGCCAAGCTCGACGAGGTGAAGCAGTCGCTCGAGTCGGAGCCGCCGGCGGTGCCGGAGGCGTACGACCCGAACACCCAGCCGGCCCCGGCCGGCGGAGTGGTCACCCCGGTCGACGACTCGGCTGTGGACGGCAAGACCGCCGACGAGGCCCCGGCCTCCGCGCCGTCCCGCGCCCGTAACCGCAGCTGATCGACGAGGGGCGGGGTTCTCATGGCTGACCTGTTGGCATCCGACGAGGACCTCGCCTCCCTGCTGCAGCAGGACGTCGACACAGCGAGCGCGATTCTGGCGCTGGAGATCTGCACGGCGGTGGTGCAGGCCGCGTGCGGCGGCCGCCGGATCGTGCGGGTCGTCGACGACCTCGAAGAGGTCTGGGGCGGCACCGACCGGGTGCTGCGCCTGAAGAACGCCCCGATTGTGTCGATCGGCTCGGTGACCTATGGCGGTTCGCTGCTGTCGCAGGGCACCGCGTCGGGCACGTGGCGCCGGGCGAAGTACGGCCTGTGGCGCGACCTGGGGTGGACGGAGTGCTCGTCGGAGCCGTCGCCGGTGCAGGTCGTCTACACCCACGGCTACGACCCGAACGGTTCCGCGTCTGACGTGCAGGCGACCCAGTTGGGCCGCGGCGTCGTGCTGAACCTGTCGCGGGGCCTGTTCGTCAACCCCGACGGTGTGGCCCGCGAGCAGATCGACGACTACGCCGTGGCCTACGAGAAGGCGACCGAAGCGCTCGACGCCTCGCCGAGCCTGAAGGCCCTGCTCCGCAAGCAGTACGGGCCGAAGGCCCGCATGGTCAGCGCCGTCTAGCCGCAGCACCGGCTCGGTGCTGCTCGTCAAGAACTGACCGGAGGAGCTGTCATGCCCGCCTTGAACGGTCAGGTCATCACCACCATCACCGACGGCACCGGCGCTCCCGCAGTCACCGTGACGTGGTTCTTCAACCCGGCGAACGGCAACCTGCGCAACAACCCGACCGTCTGGACGTCGCCGGACGGCACGGTGTGGCCGATCGGGTCGGGCGCGCTGATCGCCGCGAACCAGCTGGGCCGCACGGTGAAGGTCCGCGTCAACGACACCGCCGGTAACCAGGTTCGCAAGGTGAGCATCCCGGCGGGTGGCGGCGCGCTCACCACCACCCAGCTGGCAAACGCGCCCGCACCGGACGGCCCGTACACGACCGCCGCCGATTTCAACGGCCTGACGTTCGACCTGAGTTGACCTCATGGCGATCGCGGCGGTTCAGCGCAAGATCAAGGCGACCGCCGCTGCGGCGTCCGTGGCGATCGGCGTCGGCGACGGGTGGGCGGCGCCGACCGCCGGCAACCTGCTGGTCGCCTTCGTCAACTCCGACGCGACCGTGCCCGCCCCGACCGGCGCCGGCACATGGTCCGCCGGGCCGTCCGTGGTCGACGGCAACGGCACTTACTCCTGGCACAAGGTCGCTACGGGGACCGAGACCACAGTCACCGTGTCGCCGTCGGTGACAGCGAACACGATTCTTGCGGTGGCGGAGTACTCCGGCACCACCGGCACCCCTTTCGACGTGCAGAACTCGTCGACCATCGTCAGCACTGCGGGTACTACCACCACCGCGACGAGTGTCACCACCACCCAGGACGGTGACCTGATCGTTGTCGCTGCGCTGTTGCACGGGCTGAACGGCACCACGATCCCGTCGGGGCCCAGCTGGACGAACTCTTTCGTCAACCAACTCACCGCGCAGACCGGCGGCGTCACCTTCCAGGACTGCGTGACGTTCTATGCCGACCTGCTCGATGCGGGCACCGCCGGGTCAAAGTCCACGTCGGCATCCTGGACGACCAGCTGCTCCAACAAACAGCAACTGATCATCGGGTTCAAGGCCGCCGCGCCCGCCGCCGGTGCGCCCGCCTTTCCCCGCCGCCCGTCGCGCGGCCTCATCATGCGATAGGAGCGCCTCGTGGGGCAGGACCGGATCTACACCGTTGAATTTGAGGGCGTCGCGGTCACGGCTGCGGTGGACTTCTTCGAGCTGACCCCGGCCGATGACAAGCCGATCGAGATTATGGGCATCTTCATCGCCCAGTCGTCCGACCTCGGCGACGCGGCGTCGGAGATCCTGCGGTACCGGGTGATCCGCGGGCACGCCACGTCAGGGTCCGGCGGTGCCGCCCCGACTCCTCGGCCGCTGAACCGGTCCGGCGCCGCAGCCGGGTTCACCGCGGAGACGTGCAACACGACTATTGCCTCGGCCGGGACGCCGCTCAACCTGCACTCCGACGCGTTCAACATCGCGACCGGTCTGCAGCTGTGGTTACCCGAGAGTTGCGAATGGGAAGCGAGCCAGACCGACACGACGATCGTGGTGCGGTTGATGGCCGCTCCTGCCGACTCGTTGACCATGTCCGGCACCCTCTACGTCCGTGAGCAGGGTTAGCCGGTGGGCTGGCCGCGCCGCGGCCGCCCCCGCGGCCGGGTAGTCAACCGCCGCCGCAGCCTCGTCTCAGGCGCCACCGCGGGCAGCACGACCAACGGCACCGCGACCGTCACCGGCGCGGGCTCGGTATCGGCGACCGCCGCCCAGGCGGCTGGTAGCACCCCTACCGGCACGGGTGCGGTCAGCACCGCAGCCACGATCACCGCAACCGCCACGGTCACCGGCGCGGGCTCGGTCGTCGCGCTGGCTGGGCAGTCGGCCGGCGCGGCCGTCGCCGGCGCGGGCACGACGTCCGGGCTCGCGGCGACGCAGGCCGGATCGTCGGTCACCGGCGCCGGGTCGGTCACCGCGAACTCTGGTGCCACCGGGTCCGGTTCGGCCACGGTCACCGGCGTAGGGACGGTCACCGCGCTGGCCGCCGTCACGGCGACCGCTTCGGTAGCCGGCGCCGGGTCTGTCACCGGCCTGGCCACCGTCCGCGCCGGCGCGACCGTGGCCGGCGTCGGTGCCACCTCGGCGACCGCAACGCAGGCAGCCGGATCCACGGTCACCGGCACCGGGTCGGTCACCGCCACGGCCACCGTCCGCGCCGGGTCCACCGTCACGGGCGCCGGCGCAGTCACGGCGACCGGCGCAGTGCTGGGCACTGTCACCGCCACCGGAGCCGGCACCGTCGCAGCACTGTCCCGGACGCAGGCAGGCGCGACCGTCGCCGGTTCCGGCTCGGTCACCGCCGCAGCAGGCACGGTCGTCCTCGGCACCGCCACCGTCGCCGGCCTGGGCGCCGTCACCGCCGCGGCCGGCTCACGCATCACCCCCCGGCCGTACACCGGCACCACCGCCCGGCCGAACTCAGGCCGCACCACCCGCCCGTTCGCCGGCACCACCGCCAGGCCGTGAGGAGCGACATGACCGACGAACCGCAGTCGGAGTGCATCCAGGTCGGCTGGGTCGTCACCGACCCGGACGGCAACGTCGTCGACTCCGGCGGCGTCACCGAGGCCAAGGCCACCGCGTGGATCGGCGAACTGCTCGCCGAGGCCGCCCGCAACGAAGGAGAGCAGTAATGGCCGGTATCCCGCAGTCGATGGCCTCGAACGTCCTCAACGCCACCACCCCGACCGGCACGTCCGGCGCGCCCGGATCGTTCACGGCGTTCGCCGGCTCGGCGATGAAGGTCCGGCTCAACTCGACGTCGTCGACGGCGTCCGCGCAGGGCACGCAGCTGACCGGCACCGGCTACACCGCCGGCGGCACCGCCGTCCCGGCAGCGTCGACCGCGTCCAGTTCGGGCAGCAACGTCACCCTGCCGGCGTCGAGCGCCCTGTCCTGGACGAACGGGTCCGGCGGCGCCTGGTCGATCCAGTCGTTCGACCTGACCGACAGCGCTGCGGCCCGGTCCTGGTTCGGCGACTTCAACGGCGCGCCGATCTCGATCGCGAACGGCAATACCTTCACCATCGCGGTCGCCGGCATCTCCATCGGTCTCGCCTGACATGTCCCGGGCCAGCCTGCTCGCCCGCGGTCAGGCCGCCGCCGAGGCGGGCATGGTCGACGCCTGCACCATCGGTCGGCCGGGCACCCCCGTGCTGGACGACTTCTCCGGCACGAGCACGCCGGCGCGGACCGCCCTGTACGCCGGGAAGTGCCGGGTGCAGCAGGGCATCGCGCAGGCGGACGAGCAGGACACCGGCGAGGACTACCAGCTTCGGCTGCGACTGGTCGTGCAGCTTCCGGTGTCGGTGACCGGGCTAGAGGTCGGCGACGAGATCACCATGACCGCGTCGCGTGACCCGGACCTGGTCGGCCGGGTGTTCCTGATCCGGGACCTGATGCACAAGACCGATGAGACGGCCCGCCGGGTCGGAGCTGCGGAGAGGACCGGATCGTAATGGTCTACTTCACCGGCATCGAAGAGGTCGAGGATCTGGCCGACGACCTGGAACGCGCCGCCCGGGCGACGCCCGCCGAGGTCCGCAAGGTGCACCAGAAGGGCGCGCTGAATATCAAGAAGGACTGGCAGGCAGCCTGGTCCGGGCACCCGAGGATCCGGATGCTGCCGAACACGGTCACGTACGACACTGAGGTGGTCGGCGACAGGGTGTCCGCCGAGATCGGCCCCGAACGAGGCCGCACCGGCGCGGCCCTGGCGAACCTCATCGAGTACGAGTTCGGCAGCGTGCACTCCGCGCCGATCCCGGGCGGCGCTCCCGCCCTGGACCGCGAGCGGCCGAGGTTCGAGCGGGCGCTGTCCGACCTCGAGGTGCGGCTGCTGGAAGGCCGCCGGTGAACGTCCTGCAGGCGCACACCCGCGCCGTGCTGGCGCTGCTCGACGCTGACAACGCCTCGCCCCCGCTGGTCGTCTGCAACGGCCAGGTGCTGGCAGACGTGGTGCCGCCGTACGTGCTCGTGTACTTCGCGCTGCGGACCCCGACCGGTCTCGAGGTGCCGGAGATGGTGTCGCTGGAGCAGACCTCGGACGTGATCGTCACCACCGCCTACTGCCATTCGGTCGGCTACGACACCCCCGACGCGGCGCTCGGTGTCGCCGGTCGGGTCCGGTCACAGCTGCGCGGCGTCATCCCGGTGATCTCCGGCCGGACGTGCTTCCCGATCGTGCACTCGGCCGGGCCGCCGACGAGCCGGGACGAGAAGTCGCAGCGGCCCGTCTTCGACCAGATCGACACGTACGAGTTCACCAGCCTGCCGGGCTGATCATCAAACCTGATTGGAGCGCGTCGCATGACGGTACTCACCGCAACGGCGGTGCCGAACAACACGGCGGTCAACGTGGCCGCCGTGTCCGTCGGCACCGCACCTACCCAGATCGCCCCCGGCAGCATCGGCGCCAACGGCGCCTTGGTGCAGATCCTGAACGGGTCGGGCAGCTCGATGACGGTCACCGTGGAGGACCCGACGTTCACCGGCGCCGGGAACGCCCCGAGCGAGCCGGCGCAGTCGATCACGAACGGCTCCGACCGGTGGTTCCGGATCCTGCCCGCCAACATCGATCCGGCCACCGGCTACGCGCTGCTCACGCTCAGCACCGTCACGACGGTCACCTACCGACTGATCCCGGGCTGAGGCGGCGCAATGACGAAGCAGACGTATTGGATCGCCGATGAGGTCGGCACGCACGCCCTCGTGACCGGCGCCGACGAGCGCGACCGGTGGGTTCGCGGGGACTGGGCCTTGGCCGAGGAGCCCACCGAGGGCTGGGTGCACATCTGGCATGAGGGCATCGAGCAGCCGGGCCGTGTCACCGTGGCCGCCCTGCGTGACCTGTGGGCAGCCCGTGCATGGGTCGCCGGTCCGCCGCCGGGCGGCGTGCACCCGTTCGCCCCTGAGCCGCCGGCCGAGCCGGAGAGCAAGCCCAAGTCCAGGTCCGCCGCCGGCGGCAGCACGGAGGAGAAGTAGATGGCTGACATCATCGGCGACGGCAAAGAGCGGTGGGACATCGTCACCACCATCGCCAACATCGCAGCGCCCACCGCGGCGGAGTTGAACGCGGGCGTGCGGATCTCGCAGTGGATGACCAAGGACGGTGCGACGGGCTTCGTCGCGGACACCGCGGATGCGCCGACCAGCTCGAAGGAGTCGACGTTCCAGACGGCGGTCAACGGCATGATCAGCCTCAACGGCCCGAAGTTCAAGGTCAAGCGGCAGACGCCGCTGGGTTCGGACGCGGCGTTCAACGCCATGCCGACCGACGGCACCGCCTTTGCGGTCCGCCGTAACTCCGTCACCGCAGCGACCAGCTACTCGGCTACGCAGGTCGTCGACGTCTTCCCGGTGCAGTTCTCGCAGAAGGCGAAGGTCGACCAGGCCGACAACATGCCGGAGCTGTACGAGGTGCCGGTGAAGATCACCTCCCAGCCGCGCTTCGACGTCGCCGTCGTCTGATATCTGACCAACCTCCTCCGCCGCCCGCGTGCGGTTTTTTCGTGCCCGGCCGCCGTCCCGAACCGGTGGCCGGGCGCTTCGTTCGGGACGTTCGGGAAGGAGAACCATGAGCGGCAAGAGCACCATGAACAGCTTCAAGACGATGCTCAGCCAGGCGAGGCTGCCGGAGCGCACCGTCGACATCTGCCTACGCGGCGACCTCGCGACGGCACACCAGGCCGCCGAGAAGGCGCTGCTCGATGCGCAGCGCACGGCTGGTGACAGCAAGGAAGGGGGCGGCGTCGAGCAGCTCATCGCCGAGGTCGAGAGCATCCAGGAGCGGATGCGCGAGAGCACCTTCACCTTCGTGATCCGCGCGCTGCCCCGCGTGCGGTTCAGGGCGCTGACGAACGCCCACCCACCCCGCGAGATCGACGGGGAGATGGACCTCGGCGACGCCAAGACCGGCTTCGACCGTTCCACGTTCTTCGAGGCGCTGCTGAAGGTGTCCACCGTCGAGCCCGACATGGGCGTGGATGTCGAGGCGTACTTCAAGGCGCTGCTCGCCGGCGAGAAGCCGGTGCTGCCCGACGGCGACTGGCCGGAACTGTTCGAGAAGATCATCGATCGGCAGTACGGCGATCTCACTGACGCGGCCTGGTTCGTGCAGCGTGACGAGGTGAGCGTCCCTTTCTCGCTCGCCGCATCGCTGGCGAAGCGGAGTTCCGCCGGCGAGTAGAGGCGGCGGACCGGCTGCGTATCCCGGGGTCGAGGTTCGACGGCCGGGAGCCGCGCGAGACGACCGAGTACGAGTACGACGCCGCCGGCCGCCTCGTCCGGTCGGTGACGACCCGCGAGCCGGAGTGGACCGAGCAGGACCGCGCCGAGCAGCTGGCCCTCGCCGATTACCGGCAGTCGCTGCTGTGCCCGTGCGGCTGCGGCTACCTGGCCGCCGACACAACCTCGCGGTGGGAGACGGGCCCCGAGTTCGACGCCACGCACACCACCTGCCGGGCGCGGGCCGCGCTGGTCGAGGCGCAGAAGGCCGACGCCGACCGCAAGAAGGACAACAGCGCCGGGTTCTGGGCCATCTCCATGCAAGAGAAGGGGTGACCGGGTGCGCACCGTCTCCGTCAAGCTCATGGCCGACGCCACCCAGTTCCGGCGCAGCGTGCAGGGCGCCAGCAACGACGTCAAAGGCCTGACCCACGAGCTGCAGGCGGCCGACAAGAAGGGCAACCTCGACAAGCTGACCGGCGCCGCGACCGGCCTCGGTCTGGGCCTGGTCGGCGCCGCCGGCATGGCCGTGAAGTTCTCGATGGACTTCGAGAAGCAGATGTCGTCGGTGAAGGCGGCCACGCACGCCAGCTCCGCCGAGATCGACGCGCTGCGGCAGGCGTCGCTGAAGGCGGGCAAGGACACCCAGTTCTCAGCGACCGAGGCGGCCAAGGGTGTCGAGGAGCTGGCCAAGGCGGGCGTCTCCACCGCCGACATCCTCGGTGGTGGCCTGAAGGGCGCCCTCGACCTGGCGGCGGCCGGGCAGCTCGACGTCGGCCAGGCCGCGGAGACCGCAGCATCCGCCCTGACCCAGTTCAAGCTCAAGGGCCAGGACGTTCCGCACGTCGCGGACCTGCTGTCGGCTGCGGCGGGTAAGGCGCAGGGCTCGGTGCAGGACATGTCCGCCGCCCTGAACCAGGCCGGTCTCATCGCCGCCGGTACAGGGCTGAGCATCGAGGACACCACCGGCACGCTGGCCGCGTTCGCCTCGGCCGGGCTGATCGGCTCCGACGCGGGTACCAGTTTCAAGACGATGCTGCAGGCGCTGCAGGCACCGTCGGGCAAGACCAAGGAGCTGATGGACGACCTGGGCGTGTCCGCCTACGACGTCCAGGGCAACTTCATCGGCATCACCGCGCTAGCCGGGCAGCTGAAGACGCAGCTGTCCAAGCTGACCCCGGAGCTGCGCGCCAACGCCATGGCGCAGATCTTCGGTTCCGACGCCACCCGCGCCGCGAACATCCTGTATGAGCAGGGCGCCGACGGGATCCAGGCGTGGATCGACAAGACGAACGACGCCGGCTACGCCGCCGAGACCGCGGCGATGAAGACCGACAACCTCGCCGGCGACCTCGAGCGACTCAAGGGCTCGCTGGAGACGCAGGCGATCCAGGCCGGCGGCGGCCTCACCGAGGGCCTGCGGGTGCTCACCAAGTCCGCGGACGCATTCGTCGGGACTGTCGGCCAACTGCCGCCGGCACTCACAGGCACGCTGACCGTGATGGCCGCGGTCGGCGGCGCGCTGACGCTGGCCGGTGTCGCCTGGGTGAAGGCCCGGACCGCGATCGCGGCGACCGTCACCGAGCTGAACGCGGTCGGCCCAGCCGGCGCGAAGGCGGCGGTCGGGCTGCAGGCGGCGTCGAAGTGGGCCGGTCGGGCCGCGGTCGCGTTCGTCGGACTCGAGGTCGCCGGCGCCGTCTTCGACCAGCTGGGCAACTCGGCGGTGAACGTCGACAAGCTGACCGCCGCCCTGCAGGACTACTCCACCACCGGCAAGATGACCCAGGGGATCACCGACGAGTTCGGTGCCAACCTCGAGGATCTGTCGCTGATCGCCGGGTCCGCCGAGGCTGCCACGCACGGCTTCTGGAAGCAGCTCAACGACCTGACCAGCGCCGTCCCCGGCGTCTCGTCCGTCGTCGACTCGATGAACGAGTCCCTGACCGGGACCAGCTTCAACGACGCCACAGACAAGATGCGGGCCCTCGACGAGTCGTTCACCGCGTTCATCGCGACGCAGAAGGACGCAAAGAAGGCCGGCGAGCTCTGGAACGAGATCCTGCTCAAGTCCGGCCTGGACACCCAGCAGCTGCAGCAGTTGCTGCCGCAGACGTCAGCGGCGATGACCAAGCTGCAGGAGACCGCGCACAGCAGCGCCGGCGCGCAGGGTCAGCTGGCCGCGCAGACCGGCAAGACGACGGAGCAGCTCGAGAAGGAGAAGGAGGCCGCCGAGGCGGTCGAGAAGGCCTTCGACGACCTGTTCGACAGGTACATGTCCGCCGATCAGGCGGCCATGAACTACCAGGAGACGCTGGCCGCCACCAACAAGGAGTTGAAGAGCGGCACGAAGACGCTGTCGGCCAACTCGGAAGCAGGCCGCAAGAACCGCTCCTCAGTGCTGGATCTGATCAAGAGCATCAAGGATCAGCGTGAGGCGAACATCCGCAACGGCATGTCGGTCGACGACGCGGACAAGAAGTACCGCAACCAGATCGGCACGCTGGGCAAGACCGCCGAGAAGATGGGCTTCACCCGCAAAGAGGTCCAGAAGCTCATCGGCAAGTACGAGGACATCCCCGGCAAGGTCAACACCAAGGTCACAGTCACCGGCGACGCAGCCGCGTACGCCCGGCTGAAGAAGCTCCTCGTCGCACAGCAGGCCGCCCAGAAGGGCATCTCCATCAGCGCCGCGAACTCCGCGTTCAACAAGAACGCGAGCGGATTCCGCGCCGGTGGCCGCACCGGCAACATGGGCGAGCACGAGCCGGCCGGCATCGTGCACGGCCAGGAGATGGTGTTCAACGCCAAGACGGTCCGGAAGATCGACCGTCAGGCGCCGGGCTTCCTCGACGAGGTGCACGCCACTGGGCAGCTGCCCGGGTACGCCGGCGGCGGTCGGGTCGCCACCATGCCGTTCCGGGTCAACGCCAGCATGACGAAGGTCATCACGATGGCGGAGGCGCTGTCGAAGGTGGCCCCGTCGTTCGGCAACTGGCCGTCCTCACCGAGCGCGCAGCGCGGCGACTCCGGCGTCTGGCGCGACGTGGTCCGCCTCATCAAGTCCACCGGCCCGCTGTCCGGCAGTTTTGGCAACGGCTACAGAGCGGGTGACCCGCTCTGGCACGGTTCCGGTCGCGCCGTCGACTGGATGGGCTACAACCAGGACGCCCTCGCCACGTTCCTCGCGTCGAAGCGTCCCCTCGAGCTGATCCACCGGACGAAGCACCGCGACTACGCCTACACCCGCGGCCGCAACAAGGGCAGCTTCAACAACACATTGATGCAGCAGCACAGAAATCACGTGCACGTGGCCATGGCCAACGGCGGTGTGATCCGCGAGCCGGTGTTCGGCGTCGGCGCGTCCGGCGCCACCTACGAGTTCGGCGAGGGCGGCCGGCCCGAGACGGTCACGCCGGGCATCGCCCAGCCGATGGCCTCGGCCGGCGGCGGCAGGACCGTCGTCAACCAGGTGACGGTCGCGCCGACCATCGTCATCCAGGGCGCCAACCAGTCGCCGCAGCAGATCGCCGCCGAAGTCAACCGGCGCCTGGGCGCATCGTTCGACCACATTCTTAGGGGGTTCGCGTGACCGCCGTCGAGAAGTGGCAGCTGGCGTTCGTCGACTCGATCACCGCCTCGCCGGCGGTCCGACTGGACGTGCACCAGGGCACCCGCGGCCCGTGGAATCTGCGCGATGCGTCCCGGTTCGATCCGCCGCCGCTGCGCCGTGCGATCCCCCAGTCACTGATGGGCGACGGGGGAATCCCGACCAGCGCCGCATACGACAACCGGACGATCTTCCTGAAGCTGCAACTGCTGTCCGGCGGTGTGCAAACGGCCGCCGATCCGGGCGCGGCCCAGATGCAGCTGCTCATGCGGGAGCTGGACCGGCCGTCGAATATCCTGCGACTGCAGGCAGGCACGAGCGCGCCGGTGTTCTTCCGGACGTACCGTTCGGGCCCGGATGCCATCGACTGGGATCCGGTGAACCGCGAGGCCACCATCTCGCTGCTCGCCGAGCCGTTCGCGTACGGCATCGAGGAAACCCTGTCCGCGGTGACCGTGTACAACGACCCGGTCGAGGGCACGACGCTCAACCCGAACCCGTACTTCGAGACGGACGTGTCCGGCTGGGTCGCCACCGGCGGCACGTTCGTCAGGTCGACGGCGCAGTTCCATGAGGGCGCCGCGTCGGGCCTGCTCACCCCGAACGGCGTCAGCGGGACGGCGCAGACGGAGACCAACCCGCACCTGACCGGCGCGACCCCGGCCACGGCATACCGGGCGTCGGTATGGGTGCGCTGCGCGGCGTCCCGCAACGTCGAAGTCCGCATCGACTACTACACCGCCGCCGACGGGTTCATCTCCAACACGATCCAAAGCTCGGCGGTCACGCTGAACACCTGGACCCTGATCCAGGCCGGCGGCACAAGCCCGGCCCTGACCGGCCGGATCGGGCTGACCGTGGCGATGACGGGCACGCCGCCCGCGGGCAACACCCTGCACATCGACGAGGCTCGGATCCGGCGGGCCGGTGACCTCGGCGGCATGTGCTTCGACGTGGCCAGCCCGAAAGGCGACGTCGAGACGCCCCTGCACCTGCAGATCGCCTCCGGTGGGGTGGTGGCCACCGGACGCCGCCGCACGATGCTCGCCGTCCGCCGGCGCGGCACCCCGTCGGCGTTGCCGATCGTGTTGCAGGCCGAGGACATGACCCAGGGCGCGGTGACCACCACGCAGCCGAACTCGGCGCTGATGTCCGGCCCGGCCGGTAACAACTTCAGCCGGACCACGTTTGTCGCGTCGACGTCGATGACGCAGCGGCTGTCGGGCACCTTCCCGCCGTCGGCGAGCATCGACGCCCGCGGCACCTACCGGGTGCTGGCCCGGGTGCGGCAGAACACCTCCACCGACGTCATCGACGTGCGGCTGCGCTGGGGCGGCATCGACGTGCAGCGCACCGGCACGACGGTGCGCCTGCCGGCCGACACCGGGCCCAGCACGCCGACGATCAAGTACGTCGAGCTGGACGTCATCCAGGTGCCCGTCGACTACGACCCCGTCTATCGCGGCCCGTCGGGGGTGGAGATCGCCGCCGAGGGCCTGTTCGTGGCCTTCGACGCGCAGCGGGTGTCCGGCGCCGGCAGCCTGGACGTCGACCTACTGCTGTTCGTCCCCGCCGACGACACCCTCGAAATGATCACGTGGCCCGCCGCGGCCGGAGGCCCGACCGTGGTGGACTACATGGCGGTGGGCGGCACCAGCCCGGCCGCGTACGGGCGCGGTGCGGCCGGCCAGGTCATCTCGACCGAGGCGGTGGAGATCGCCGGTCAGGGCCTGATGGTCAGCCCCGGGCGCACCAACCGGATCTTCGTCGCCCGCGACACCGGCACGGGCACCGCGATCACCGGCGCCGGCGACGACATCGCCGGATCGATCACCGTGACCCCGTCGTACTTCCCGCGCTACCTGTCGCCGGTGCGGCCGGTGTCGTCGTGAGCCTGCGGGTGCCGCTGTCGGTGCGGCTGAAGACGTCGCTGCGGGACATGCACATCACCGCCGAGGTCAGCGACCTGACCTTCGGCTCGGCGTCGCCGGGCGGGTACACCAACTGCACACTGACCCTGTACCGGCCGATCTCGTTCACGCCCGGCGAGGTCGCCCAGTTCGGCCGGGTGTACGTGTACGACGGCCGCACCGCCGAGACGGTGTGGGAGGGCAGGCTGCAGGACCCCGGGCGGACCGCCGGTGACACCGGGCAGACCTACCAGCTCGCTGCATTCGGCGGCTCGGCCCACTTGCAGGACGACACCCGGCTGCTCGTCTACATCGACCGCCGCTTCGACCCGTGGATCAAAGCCAGGACGGCGACCGGCGAGCGGCAGATCGCGACGGTGAACGCCGGTGAGGCGCCGTCGGACGGCAGCCCCGCGCTGGTCAACTCGTTCCCGACGATGGACGTGACCCTCGGCGCGGCGTGCACTGCGGGCTACTACGGACTGGAGGAGGCCGGGCAGGAGCTGGCCGTCTTCGACTACAGCTGGGATGCGGGCCTGACCAACGCCCTCTGGGACCTCGTCGGCTACTCCTCCGGCGCGACCCAGGTCCGCGCGAACAACGCGAACACCGCGGGCGGCGGGGGCAGCGTCGCCCTGGTCGGCACCAGCTTCCCCCTCGGCGACGCTCGGCCGCTGCTGCAACTCAAATGGGCGGGTGGTGCGTCCTCGACCGGCACCGGCGGTACCGTCTGGGCGGCGTTCAAGAACATCTGCGTCCGGGCGATCACCTACAACGCCGACGGCACGAAGAAGACCTCCGGCTACACCGTGTCGGATCAGACGATCCTCGCGTCGACGGTCGTCGCGGACCTGCTCGGCCGGATCCTCACCGCCACCGTCGACGGCGCGAACGCCACGATCACGGCGACGACGTACGCGATCGAGCAGCTGGCCTACTCCGACGGCGTCACGCCGGCGAAAGTCCTCGAGGATCTGCAGGTTTTCGAGCCGGGCTACACCTGGCACCTGTGGGAATCGAATCCGCTGAACTCGAAGTTCCGCTTCGAGTGGCTGCCCTGGCCCAGCACCGTGCGGTACGAGGCCGACGTCATCGACGGCTTCTCCACCCAGGAGTCGGGCAACACCCTGTTCAACAAGGTCGTGATCAGGTGGCGCGACATGAACAACAAGATCCGCATCACGACCCGCACCTCGACCGTGCCCGCGCTGACCGCCGCAGGCCTCACCCGCACCTCGTTCATCGACCTGGGCGACGACGCCGCCAGTTCGGCCAACGCCATTCAGGCCGGTGACCAGTTCCTCGCTGAGCACCGGCAACCGGTCAACGCAGGCCGCCTCACCGTTCGCCGGCCGATCGTCGACCACCTGACCGGCCGCATGGTGATGCCCTGGCAGTTGCGCGCCGGGAACCTGATCCGGGTCCGGGGCGTGCAGCCCTACCCCGACTCGCTCAACCAGTCCGGCCGTGACGGCGTGACCGTGTTCCGCGTCGCCGGGACTACGTACTCCGCGGCCGAGGCGGAAGCGACGCTCGAGCTGGATTCGTACGCGCCGTCGATGGCGCGTGCGGTGGCGGCGCTGGCCCGCCGCCCCATCACCCGCCGCAGGTAGCGGCCTACTCACCTGAAGGGGCCATCATGCGCCGCGCCCTGGCCATTCTCGCAGCCCTGCCCGTGTTCCTCGCCATCCCGGCTGCCGCCGCCGTCGTCCTGCGCAAGCCCGACGTGACCGTGACCGAGGCCGGTCAGCGCCTGGCGCTGATCTCCTGCACGATCCGCAACACCGGCGCCGGCTGGGCGATCCTGTCCAACTCAGCGCACGTGCCGTCCGGCTGTACCGGCCTGGTCGAGTACCCGGATCACCTCGAGCTGCAGCACGCGGTCGGCGCCGTCGCCGTGGTCAGCCTGATTGTCGCCACCGACGAGACGTTCGCCCGGGCCGGGATGCGCTGCGGCGCGTCCGTCGGGCTCGCGCTGTCCAACATCTACCTCTACGAGGGCGACGCCGGCACGCCGCCGCTCGACCCGGCCGAGGTCGTCTCACCGACCGGCAACCTGTGGATCCTCGGCTATCTGCGGCTCGCCGCCTGACGGAAGGAGAACGCGATGGCCTGGGTGCTCACCGACGGCCTGAACAACCTGCGCGAGCAGGTCAATCGCCGCTGGCCGGACCGCGACAAGCAGTCCGACGGCTCGGTCGGCAACCTCATCCACTCGCTGGGCACGTCCGGGCACAACCCGGACGACACCGCCGGGTCGAAGCCCGCATGGAACGGCGACCCGGACACCAAGCAGGAGGTCCGGTCGTGGGACATGGACAACGACCTGCGCGAGGAAGGCACCACCGCCCAGCAGATCGTCGACCACATCCGCCGGCTCCCGAACGTCGCCACCGTGCTGCGCTACATGATCTATGACCGGAAGATCTACCACGTCCGGACCGGCTACGACCCTGAGCCGTACAGCGGGCCGAGCCCGCACACCGAGCACATCCATTTCGAGGGCGCCTGGACGCAGGCCGCCGACAACAACACGACCTTCGACTACCGGCTCGACGAAGTGGGAGAGGCACCGATGACACCCCTGGAGATGAAGGCGCTGGCGAAGGAGATCGCTGCGGCGATCATGGCGAGCCCGGTGCCGGTCGGCGCCGAGAAGTGGCCCTACGGCAACGCGGTCGGCTACACCGCCCGCAAGCTGTTCGAGATCGACCGGTCCGTCGACCAGGAGCGCGCCGAGCAGGACGTGCCCCCGCCGCCCCCGCCTGCGAGCTAAGCGGGGTGCCGCAGCTACTGCAGCGCATCGGCAGGCGCGGGGCCGCCCTGCTGTTCTTCTTCCTGCTCGACGCGGTGTCTGCGTTCGCGCTGCTGAACCCGCCCCGGCCGATCACCGCCACATACACGTGGCCTGCCACGATGGCGCCGCTGTGGGTGTGGGCAGCCGCGTGGGCTGCGGTGGGGCTGACCTGCCTGGTGTACGCGTTCCTGCGCCACGACACCCCGGCGTTCACCGCCGCCGTGTCGATCAAGGTGCTATGGGGCGGGGTGCTCGGCATCGGCTGGGTGAGCGGGCAGGTCGAGCGCGGGTACTTCATCGCCGCCATCTGGCTGGCGTTCGCGGCGTTCGTGTACCTGATCGCCGGTGGCATCCCCGCCCCGCCGCCGCGACCGGTGAGGGAACGTCGATGGAAGCGATCCTGACCGCTGCGCTGGCCGCGCTCGCCGCCATCGTCGCCGCCCTGTTTACCTACCGGGCGTCGGCCCGCAAGCAGAAGTCCGACGCGGGCATGATGATGATCGACCAGCACCAGGAGGACATCGCCGCGCTGCGGACCGAGACGGCTGCGCAGTGGGGCCGGATCAACCAACTCGAGCGGGTGGCCCGCGTCCAGGGCGACTACATCGGCGAGCTGCGCCGGCACATCGCCGACGGCCGGCCGCCACCGCCACCGCCGTACCCGTCCGGGCTGATCACCTGATCCCGCGCCGGGCGTTCAGGGGTAGCTCAGCTCGGCAGAGCACCGGCCTAGGTCTGAGACCGACGACGGCCGGAGGACGCGGGTTCAAATCGCCGCCCCCTGGCGCCCGGCGCGCTGTCCGTATCGCCCCAATATATGACGACACCATAATTACCATTATGGTGCAGTTCGCTCCGCAATCATTCCCTCACGCAATGTTGTCAGGAGTTGACATGCAGGAATACGGCAAGAGCATCATGGCCGCGCTTTACGCGGTCGCCATCGTCGCGGTGCCGCAGTTCTCCGGCGACCACCACGTCGACCCGTCCGAGGGCGTCGCGATCGCCATCGCGATATGCACCGCGCTGCTGACCTACCTCGTCCCGCTGGTGCCGTCCGCCACCTGGGTCAAGACCGCCATCGGCGCTGTGCTCGCCGGGCTGCAGATCGCGACCACGGTCATCGTCGGCGGCGTCGACAGCAACGACTGGCTGCTGATCGCGTTCGCCGTGCTGTCCGCCCTGGGCATCACCCTCGCGCCGGCCGTGTCGCCGAAGACCGCCACCGCAGTCGGCTGGGGCTCTGACACTCCGACGCACATCGCGGTATGACCCCGGAGCCGCCGATCACCGTCTTCGTCGCGATCGGCAACGACACCGGTCTGAGCCAGGTCCAGTGGATCCAGTACCACGACGCCATCGTCGAGGAACTGATCCGCGGCGGCGGCCGCATCCTCGCCGACTGGTACTCGCAGCCGGTCGCGCACTGGACCGGCTGCAACTTCTGGGTGGAGATCCACGCCGGGGTCGCCGGCCGGCTGCAGGAGACGCTGCCCGAGGTGGCTCACGCGTACGGCCAGCCCCGCATCGCCTGGTCCGAGGTGCTGACCACCACCTACCTGCACTAGCCTCAATTCGACAGCAGGCCCGGCACGCAGAACGCCCCCCGCTTCGGCGGGGGGCGCTTCTTGCTGTCCGGCAACTATCCGACCGCGTCGTGCTTGCGCTTGCCGACCCAGGACCAGAACCGGCGGCCGAGGCGGACCCGCCGACCAGTGCCGCCGCACTTGCGGCAGTCCCGCCAGTTCTTCTTGCGGGACAGCGGCTGATACTTGCGCCCGCTGCCGTCGCAGCGACCGCACCGGCCCCACGGCCACACCGCACACACCCCGGCGTACAGGACGATCCAGACCACCCCGGCGAGGATCAGCCAGCCGATCATCGGTCCCCGATTCCGTGTCGCGGACCAGAATCTTGTCGCGGTTCCGCGACACGGGCCGCGACACGGCATGGCCTGCGGAAACGGCCAGATGTCGCGTGTCGCGGCCCGTGCGCCAACCCCCCGGAAACGGCCTGAAACGCGGGTGTGAGGGGGTGGGGTCGCCGCGACACGTCAGCCCTCGATCGCACGCTTGGCGATCGCGTCCTCGAGGGCCTTGCGGCGCATCCCCTTAAGGTTGGTCCACTTCCCGTCGACCTTCACCTTCACGTCGTCGGTGACGATGTCGTACCGCTCGAGCGCCGTCCGGACCATGTCCCCGGTGATGCCCGCGTACGTCTCCGGGTCCAACTCGGCGAGCCGATCGGCGAGGACGCCCCACGGCACGCCGGCCTCGTGGTTGCGCAGGCACGACCGGGCGTCGGCCAACATGTCCCGCGCCTTCAGCTTCTCGCCCTGGTCGCCGACAACCTTGCCGCCGCGCAGCACCCGCATCCGCTCGACGATCGCCGCCCGGGCTTCCGGGTCCGGGAAGTAGGTGCGGCCGGTTTCGCCGTCGCGGCGCAGGCCCTGCATGACGCCCCACCCCTGGTCGTAGCCGGGCCGGAACATGGTGGCGGTGTGGCCGCGCTTGTAGGCGCCGGTGCCAAGGATCTGGTCATTCGACTGCCAGTCCGCGACCGACATGCAGATCCGGATCGAGACCATCTTCGTGATGCCGGTCGGGATGGTGTTCGCGTCCGGGATCTGCGTGGCCAGAATGAAGATGATGCCCATGGCGCGGCCGCGGCGCAGCACCCGTTCCAGCTTCTCGGCGACGCCCTTGCGGTTCAGTAGCAGCTCGTGCAGCTCGTCGATCAGGATCACCACCGGGTGCAGGCCGCGGACCTTGCGCACGATTTCCGGGGTGAGCATCCCGTCCGGGCATACCCCGGTCTGCCGCAGCTTCTTGATCCGGGCGCCGCGCCGCTCACACTCGGCCAGCGCCCAGTCGATGATGGCTTCGCCGATGTCGAATGCCTCGTCGTCGACCCCGCACGCGTAGTCGGTGCACAGCGGCTCCAGGTCGAGGAAGTCGCCGACGCCCTTGAACTCGGCGACCTTCATCTCACACGTCGGATCCAGCCCGGCGATCGTCATGATGGCGCGGGCACCGAACGACTTCCCCGCGCCCGGCTGCCCGCCCATGAGGATGTTGCGCTGGAACAGGATGATGTCGATCGGCCGGCCGCGGGCGTCGGTGGCGAACGCGTGCGGCTCAAAGATGCTGGTCGCCGCGGTCGGCTTGGCCAGGTCCCATTTCGGTTCGCCCATCGCTGACGCCGGCTTGAACCCGACCCACAGGTCGACCTGCGCGAGGTGCTCGGGCCCGACCTCCGGCCACACCTGATCGAGCGGCAGGCGCAGCGCACCGGACAGGCGGTCGCGCTTGGCGAGCACGTCGGAGGCAACGAGCCCCGGCGGCAGGTCGAACCGAGCCAGCCACCCCGGCCCATCGCCGCGTACACCCGGCGGCGGAAACGAGATGTCGCCCGGCTTCGTGAGCCCGGTCAGCCGTAGCGCCACCAGCGCGTTACGGACCTGCTCCTGCGTGAGGCGGGTGAACCGCTTTCCGACCGTCACGTGCTGGATGATCGGCTTCTCCTCCGGCCGGCCGATCCGGGCGAACACCGGCACAGCGACCGCCACCGCCAGCCAGAACACCCACCACGGCGCCATGTACCAGAGCAGCAGCCCCCCGACGACCGCGGCGACCAGCTCGGCGAGCAGTAGGTACGCGCGGGCCTTACGCGCGGCTGAGACCTTGTCGGCCGCCCTCATGCCCTCGGTGACGTCGTTCGCGGTCGCCGAGTGCTGCATCATCTGCGTGAGTTCCGGATGCCACATCCAGCGCAGCTGCCGGCCGGTGAACTTCAGCAACCCCCACGGCGCGTAGTAGGCGGCTTTCGCGAGATACCCCGGGGTTGACCAGGCTTGCAGCATGACCGAGTACCAGAACAGGCCCCACATCTGCGCGAGGAACACCCGGCGGGCGTCGGAGGTCCGCATCCACGCCGGGATGATCGGCCGCCGCTCGGACGTGGCGAGCTGCGTGACGGTCGCGTACACCGTCGGCGGTTCCGGCTGCGACGTCACCTTGACGTGCACGGTCGGCTCCTGCACGTACGACTCGGCGTCGTCCGGGCGCGGGCCGGCGTCGTCGGGTTCGGGCGGCCCCGCCTGGATCTCTGCCATGATGTTGCTGCTCCTTGCAGAGGGATAAGGGCGCGACCGGTCCGCTACCGGTCGCGCCCGCTGCTGTTACTGGCCGTCGCGCTCGCGCTTGCCGTCCGCCCGGGTCAGCGACCACGACGTGCTGGTGCCGCGCTTCTTGTCGTGGACCTCGAAGTCGCCGTTCGGGTACTTAACCCGGGTCTTGTTCTTCGTCTCGGTCACCTTCGCGCCGTCGGCACGCTGGCTGACCTGCTTGTCATTGCCGAAGATCCCCATCACCAGTCCGTCTTCTCGCCGCGACGTTGGGCCATCCGGCGCAGGATCGCGGCACCCTCGCTCGTGGTGTCCTTGTTGCCGTCCTGGTCGATCGGGCCCTTGTAGCCCGAGTCGCGCAGGGCATAGAACTTCTTGTCCTTCTCGGACAGCGGCTTGCCGTCCCAGCCCGTCGTGCGTGCCATCACTTGCCCCTCTGTTAGTGCGATCCACATTTGCGCCACTTGTCCAGCGTCTTGACCTGGTCCGCCCGGGACTTCGCCGCCTCGGCTTTCGCCGCCGCCTTGGCCGCCTGCCGCGCAGCGCGCGCTCGTTCCGCGTCGCCCCTGTCAGGTGTGCCGTACCTGTTCGCCATCAGCGCTTCCTGCTCTCCTGATCTCGGCGGGCCTGCTCCTGGTCTTTGCGTCGGGCTTCTGCCAGCCTGCGCTGTAGATCCGCTGCCTGCTGTAGGCGGTACTCGCTGCCTTTTGGCATCTACTTGCCTTTCTTCCGGAAGATCCGCATCGGTCCGTCCTTGAACGTGCTCGGCTCGCCCCACGGGTCGCAGTGACCCTTCGGCATCCGCCCCTTCTCGACCTTGCCGGCGTCGTTCACCCGGCCACCCGTACGCGTCATCAGTTCTCCTCCTCGCTGGTGCCGACGAGTGCCGGCACGTTGCCGTTGATCTGCTCTGGTTTCGGCCGGTGCCGCTTCACCGTGGCGGGGCTCAAGTCGAGCCGCCTCGCGAGCTCGGCGTGCGACGCGTCCGGGTTCTGCTTGTGCGCGCGGGCGACCTTCCCCGCGACTGTCGGCGGGCGCTTCCGCGGCCGGGTCAACTTGACCCGCTCGGCGGGCGTTACTTCCGGCGCAGCACCGTCGCCGACCGGCGCAGGATCTCCGCCTCCCGCCGGTCCGCGTCCCGCCGCGTCACCTTCGCGTAGGCGGCTACTTCCTTCGCCTCCATCGCGGTGATCGCCGCGTTCGCCTTCCGGCCGAGGTTCTCCAGTCTCTTGCCCATCGGTGACCCCTTCGGTTTCGGCGGCCGCGATCCGGCCGCCCAGCTCAACAAGACAGATCGACGCGATGACGATCAGCCCGTCGACAGAGAACGGCAGCAGGTACTGGCTCGGCGCCGTCTCCCCGTACTCCGACGCGACCGCCGCCATGTGCCAGTAGCTGACCCACGCCGCGATCCCGGCGATGACCGCCGTAGCGAGGACCCGCCCGACCGCGAGGCCGGTGCGGTGCATCGGCACGCGGGCGATCAGTTCGATGGTCAGATACAGGGCGAGGACCGGCCACGCGCTGATCGCCTGGCTGACGAACTTCGGCTGCGCGTGCAGCACGTTGCCGACGGTCGACGCGAGCAGGCCCAGCACGAGCACGCCACGCGCCGCCCACCGGATCCGGCGCAGCTTCGGCAGGTCGGTCACTGGGTCAGCTCCTTCGCAGAGTGCTTGCCCGCCTGGATCGCCGCAGCCTCACGCCGGGAATGCCTCACGACCTGCGCGCCGGTCAGCCAGCCGACCGAGCCGAGCACCAGCACGTAGCCGACCCCGGCGGCCACGACGATCAGGAACGGCTTCACCCCGTCCTGCACCAGCACGTTCAGCGCGAGGCCGGCGAGGACGGTGGAGACCGCTAGGGAGAGGCGGTGACGACGGATGAATGACAGCGCGACGCGACGCCGCTTGCTTGCACTAGCGGGTGTCATGACACCCAAGCTAGCATGGTGTCATGACACCTACAACGCACGATCCCCTTGTTGGTCATGACACCCTGTCCCTTGTGACGTCGAAGGGCACCGACCGCCGAACCATCCGGGTGGAACCCGACCTGTGGGACGAGTTCGGCGAGGCGACCTCCGGCGGCGAGGACAGCCGGTCAGGTGTCATCCGCGAATTCATGCGCTGGTACCTCAGGAAGCCCGATGCCAAGCTCCCTCAACGCAAGGACGACGCTGGCGAATGACCTGAGAACACGACGAAGGCCCCGCCCATCCCGGGCGGGGCCTTCCTTGTCGTCTCAGGTCCGCCGGTAGGGCTCGACGACAATCCGCAGGTAGTGCTCGCGGCCGTCGGGGTCGGTGTACTTCACCCACTGGCCGGCGCCCCACGCGTCGGTGACCAGCTCGCCGTACACCTCGTACGCCGGGTCGTCGGCCAGGCTCTCGACGAGTCGCGTCACCAGGTCGTCGTGTTCGGCCACCGGTCAGCCTCCTTCGGTTGCCTCGGCGATCTCCGGCCGGTGCTCGGCGATCCACGCCTCGACGTCCTCGGCCAGCCAGACATTGCCCATGGCCAGCGCCGCGACCGGTTCGGGGAAGCTGCGCCGCTGGGTGATCTGGTAGATGCGGGCCCGCGACACGCCACCGAGGCGTACGGCGATCTCGGCCGAACCCATGAGGCGGATCTTCTTCGCTGGCACAGCCCGGACGCTACTGATCATCACACTATGCGTCCGTGTATTCACGCAGGCACTACACACACGCCTAGCGCGAGCGTAAAGTGAGCGGCCGGAGGCGGCGGCTAGGGCCGCGAGAAGCTGTGGCCGTCGCCTTCCTTCCATCGCGGCGGAAGGGGCCCTCTCGTGGCCGACACCAAGACCCGTATCACCATGCCCTGCGACATCGAAGCGCGCCTGAAGCGGCCGGAGCGGCGGGCCGCCTGGCACCGCGACTGCCCGGAACCGCGGACCTGCCCCTGTCCCGCGCACGGGCACGACGCCGAGGCGCAGCGGTGAGCGCGCTGCCGCCGGTCGACCCGGCTCTGAACCGCCGTCTGGTCGCCGAGCGTCTCGGCTGGCCCGACGGTGCCCTCGACGCGTGCACCGCTCTCGAGGCGGAGTTTCCGGCCTGGCACGTGTTCTGGACCCGCGGCGGACTGCCGCGCAGCCCGGAGCGCGGATACCGGGCCACCTGCGAGGTGCGCCACCGCCGCACCGAGCTGTACGCCCCGACCGCCGAGGATCTGCGCGACCAGCTCAAGGCCCGGGCCTAGTCGGCTTTGATGACCATCTGCAGGCCGCTGTCCGGGTGGTACGTCCACGACGCGGTGTAGCCCGGCCACGTCTGCTGCACGCGGCCGTCCAGCGCCCGGGTCGCCCAGACTTGCTCCGACACTGACGTCGGCATGCCGACCTGTTTGAAGATGCACTCGAGGGCCTGCTGATCGACGCCGTCGCCCTCGTTGCCGGAGCCGGAGATCACCAGCGTCTTACCGCCGTCGTCGACGACCGTGCCCAGCTGCTCGGCGTCGCAGGCGCGCTGCGCGGCGGGGAACGCCCGGGAGTTCTTCGTGTCGGCCTGCTGCTGCTCCCACGCCGAGGCGGTCTTCGCCGCGGCCGGCTGCCCGGTGTCGCGGCCGGCGAGGGCGACGCCCAGGGCGGTGCCGGCGAGCAGGGCGAGCGCTACGACGCCGGCGATGATCCAGGGCAGGCGCGACGTGCTGCGGGGCCGCGGCGTCGACTGGCCGGGCTGGATGGGCGACTGGGACTCAGGGAGGGTCATCGTCAGGGGCCTTTCGAGGTCGCAGGGGGTGGCCGCGAGAACCGCAGTGTGGGTGACAGGTGATGATCTAGCAACGCTCAGTCACCGATCTGTCTGGAGCGGCAGTCTTCTCGCCCGTTCGGATCGCCGGTGATCGACCACCCGTCTTGATCACGAACCGTCACGGCCGATACATCATTGGGTTACGAGCGGGTTAACTCGGTGCACTCGCGGCCCCCCTGATCCCACCGCCCACGCCACTGGAGGCCCCCCGTGTCGATGCCGGACACCGAAGAGCAGATCCCCGCGCCGCACCACTCCCCGGCGCCTGCCCACTACAGGGTCCTCAACTTCGCGTTGATCCTGACCACTGCAACCATCGTCGTGCAGGTGATGCACGCGACCGGCGGGCCCGCCGCCGAGCAGGCCGTCATCACCATGCGGGTCGCCTGCACGATCGTGTGGGGCGCGTTCTTCACCGTCTACGCCGTGCACATGGTCTGCCGGCGCTTCGACGCCGCCCAGGAATGCACGGTCCGATGTTTCGAGTCGATCGAGGCGCGGCTGAATGCGTTGGAGTCGGAACGGCGGGGGAGTGGGGCGAGTGGGCTCGACTCCGAGTCGATCGAGTCGGCGCGCGTGATCGCCCATCGGTTGATGCGCGGGAATTAGCGGTGGTCACCCTGCGTACAGGGGGCAGGGTGTACCCCAGGGTGTACTGCATAGCGTTGCGCACCCTTGCGCAGGGGTACACATTTGCAGGCTACGCATAGTGGTGCAGGAACTTCGGAGGCACTCGTAATGCGTAGGTCGACGGTTCGATTCCGTCAGGCGGCTCGGGTAAGCGGAAGGCCCCGTGACCAGGCGTTAAGCCAAGGTCACGGGGCCTTCTTCGTGATCTCCGTGAAGATCAAGGGTGTACGTCAGGGTGTATTGGCCGCCTCGCGACCGACCGGTGCATCACCTTCCGTCACCGGCCAGTCGTACGGTTCGAACCGGCCGTCGCAGTGCAGAGCGTGCGGCTGGTGGGCTCCAAAGTTGCATCGCATCTTGGTGCCGTCCGGCGCGGTGTGCTCGGCGCCGCAGTCCAGCCACTCGAACCAGCGGGCCGTGTTCTCCAGGATCTGGAGCAGCTGGTCGGAGATCCCGAAGCGCTCCTTCTGGATCGTGAGGCTCTTCGAGAGGCTGCCGTCGTCGTGTCGCTCGGTGGCCGCCTTCCAGTCGGCCAGCATCTCGATGAGGTCGACCAGCGTCATGCCGTTGATTCCGGCCTCGCCGAAGTGCTCGGGGTGATGCCGGTTGCTCGCGTAGTGGTGGTCCAGCCCGACCTTCATGGCAGCCAGGAAGCCCTTGTATTCGTCGCTGCCGTACGTGCTGTGCTTCAACTTCGGTGTGAACTCGTCGAAGACGCTCTGCTCCGGCATCACCGTCTTGCTGTGGTCGTGCTCTGTGGACCGGGTGACCAGCTCACGGATCGGCTGGCCCATCAGCCTGCCGACGCGCAGAGAGTGCTTGAGCGTGTCGGGGACGCTGTCGTAGCTGGTCATCGCGCGAGCCTCCCGGCTGCCGTCAGGTTGGGCATGGCGGTCACGGTAGCCGCTTGCGCAGCAGCGCCGCGCCCATGCCGTCGGTCGCCGCCCGGGCCATCGCCGACGCCACGTGCGAGTAGCCCCGCGTCACCCGGATGTCGGAGTGGCCGAGGATCTCCTGCACCACTTCCAGCCGCACGCCCTGCGCCAGCAGAAGCGTCGCCGCTGTGTGCCGCCCGTCGTGCACCCGCGCGTCACGCACACCCGCCGCGGCGAGCAGACCCTTCCAGTCGTCGAAGTCGTCACCCGGGTCCAGCGGCCGGCCGTCGGGGTGAGCGAACACGAACCCGTGCTTCAGGTAGGCCGACTCGGCGTACTGCCGCTCGAACCCCTGCACCTCCCGGTGCACCCTCAGCGCCTCGACGAGCTCGACCGGGATCGGGATCGTCCGCTTGCTCTTACCCTTCGGCTCTTTGAGGATCAGCCCGCCCGTCGCGACCTGCTCGCCGGAGCGCAGCGGCAGCACCTTCGCCGGGCAGTTCCCGCCGCGACGGCGCCCGCACGTGCCGCCGCAGCCGTGCTCGAACGCTCGCCGGTGCAGCTGCCACCACACCCGGATTTCGCCGCGCTCCAGGTCGACGTACGGCCAGCGCAGGCCGAGCGCCTCACCCTGACGCAGGCCCAGCGCCAGCCCCACCGACCAGCGGGCCGTGTTGCGCCGACGCGACGCGATCGCCTTGTCGAGCACGGCGACGGCCTCGGCCTCGCTCAGCGGCAGGATCTCGACCCGCTTCACCGTGGGCGAGTCGATGAGCTTCGCGACGTTGCGCGGCACCAGACCCCGCCGGAACGCGATCTCCAGGGCGCGGGTGAGGATGCGGTGCACCTTCAACGTCGAGCTGTCAGCCTTGCCCGCGCGCGCCATCCGCAGGTACACCTCGTCGAGCTGGTCGGGCCGCAGGCGATCCACCCGGACGCCGCCGACGACCGGATACACCCAGTTGCGCATCTTGGACCGGTAGTCGTAGATCGTGGTCGGGTCGCAGCGGCGCGGCGCGACCGTCTCCAGGTAGACCGTCAGCCACTGCTCGACGGTCATCCCGCGGCCCGCCTTGACGACCGCACCCGCCCGCACCTGGTCGAGCAGCTCGTCTACGCGCTCCTCGACCTCGGCCTCCGTGGCCCGCTTGACGTGACGCTGGTCGGGGCGGCCGTTCGTCTTGGTGCCGACGGTCACCCAGGCGTGGAACTGCCCGTCGCTGCCCTTGCTGATGACCGGCTGCCGCTTGCGCGCCATCAGGCTGTCCCCTCCCGTGGCGGCGGCTCGGTGCGCCGGGCCTGCTGCGCGAGCATCCTGAGCATCTCCCGGATGACGAGCTTGTCGGACTCCGGGACGTTGGGGTCGGCGAGCCGGCGCAGGATGGTGCGGATCTCCGGCGGGAGCGGCGGCTCCGGTTCGGTGGTGTCGCGGCCGGGCGCCAGGCCGAGCGCGGTCATGGCGGCCGTGACGCTGACGCCGAGCCCTTCGCAGAAGCGTTTGACCTTGTCGAGGTCGGGCGCGGTGGCGACCTGCCCCTTCTGCCAGCGATGGAAGGTGCTCGGCGGGACCCCGGTCGCGGCGTGGATGTCCCGGTCAGTCATGCCGCGGTCGCGCGCACCGGCGAGGGTCCGCGCGACGAACTGCGCGAACCGCATGCGATTGACTTCAGGGGTCGGTGCCACGGCGTCACGGTATGTCCCATCGGTGGGCCTGTTGTCGCGTGGACGAGAGCACTCCCGCCAACGGTTGTGACCAGGGCCTACGCTCCCGCGTGGTGAACGCGGCGGGGGATCACCGCGATGTCGGCCCCTGGCCTGATTCGTCACCCCTCTGGCATAGCGCTGCATGCCCTACATCGTCTGCCCGTAAGGGGTGCAAGAGAATCATCCGAACGGACGAGTAGCTCCCACGCATGAGAGCGCGTACGTTACTCCCATGCATGAGAGTACAACCCCCCTTGCTCCTCCCGTTGACACAGCCCCGGGAGAGCCTGAACAGATCGCGTACACGGTCCCGCGCGCTGCCCGGCTCCTCGACATGGGGGAGCGCAAGGTGTGGCAACTCGTGCACGACGGCGAGATGGACTCGTTCACGATCGGCACCGCGCGACGGGTCACACGGCAGGCGATCCTCGACTACATCCAGCGCCAGGGGAGCGCGGCGTGACCGGCCCGAAGCCGTCCGGCCCGACGCACCCGGGCCCGACTCACCCGCCGAAGGCCCCACACACTCCCGGGCCGGCCGATGCCGCGCTCCGTCCGTCGGACGGAGCGGGCGCGAACCCCCTCGAGCGCTGGGCACCGTCGGTGCCAGAGCTGCTGGACGAGATCGCCCGCGCAATCTCCGACCCCTCGCCCGGCGACGGTGCCCCCGTGTCGCCGCCGGTGCGAGGGGTCGGGCCGTCACTGCAGATCGGCACGGCGTGGCTCGGTCGCGCGGGGCGGCTGTCGTGAGCGACCGGCTCCTGACGCCGTCCGAGGTCGCCCGCATGTTCCGGGTGGACCCGAAGACGGTCAACCGGTGGGCGAACCGCGGCCGGATCTCGTCGCTGCGCACGCCCGGCGGCCACCGCCGCTACCGCGAGGCCGAGGTGCTGGCCCTGCTGAACGGCTCCGGCTCCTGAACCAGATCGGGCCGCCCGGCTCTGACCCCGGACGGCCCGTACACCGATCAACCCACTCTGACGAAAGGCCGACCAGTGACTACCGAGAACGTACAGCCCGCAGAGCAGCCCGACCACTTCGCTGAGATCGCCGCCGAGCTGCGCAAGGTCGCCGACGACATCGCGACGCTCGTTGGCTCCGGGCTGCCGAAGCCGCGCCAGTTCCAACTCAACATCCAGCCGGGGTCGCGGGATGACGACAACGTGACGGCCGACGCGGTCGACGCCATGGCGGGCGCCCTGCTCGGCATTCGCGGTCGCGTCCGGAAGATGAGCGGCGGTGCCTACCACTACGGCGTCGACCTCCTCCCGCGGGGACCGATCGAGGTTGTCGTCTACCAGGGCGTATCGAGGCCGTGGGCGCTCCGGACCGACGTCGCTGCCGCCAAGGCCGAACTGATCGAGCGTGAGGCGGAGCTGGAGAAGGCCCGCGCGAGAGTCGCCGAGTTGGAGCGCGCCCGCAAGCCGCTCGTCAGTGACGAAACGATCCGGGCCGCAGTCCCCGCGACCTGGAACGAGCGCAAGGAGCGCTGGGAGAACTCCGACGACCCGACGGGCCTGAGCTACTCCCGCGAACCCGACGCCGACGACCCGACGCCGGTGTCGCCCGCCCGGGTGCCGCTGCGCTCCGGCTCCGTGGTCGACGGCGTCGGGCTGGTCGCGGACGGGCGGCTGTGATGCACACCTACTCCTGCCGCTGGCCGTACCTGGCCGAGGTGCTCGCGCTGTTCGACACCCCGGACCTGGGCGACACCGACCCGTGCGAGCGGTCCGCGGTGTGGGCCACCGTCGTGTGGGCCGAGCGTGACGGCCAGGACGTCGAGACGACCGTCCGGACCTGCGTGCCCCATGACGCGAAGGTGCAGGGGCTGCCCGGCTACCAGGACTCGCTGCGCCTTCCGCAGCCCTGACCGGGGCTCGGCGACCACTTCCCCGGTAGCCGATCCCCCTGTACTGCCCGGCCGCACCAGCCGCCCCGCCTAGCGGCCGGGCCGGTCCGGGGCCGCGAGCCTCCCCGCTTCCGCGGCCCCGGGCCACCTCCCTTGACGACTTCCCTGCGAAAGGCCCATAGCCATGACCAGCACGTTTGACCCCGAGGCCACCACGGTCGACGTTCTCGACCGCACCCGGAACCTTGCCCCGTTCCAGATCCAGCCGCCCGCTCTGCGCCGCTCCGACGTGTCGGGCGAGTTCCCGCTGTACCAGC